ACATAATAATTTTACCAGTTTTAGTATAAAAATGCCCTACGAGCGTTGATTTTTCAACATTCTGTGAATTGATTGTGTGTACTACTACACACTTACTACACACATTTTCTTCTATATTCTATGATTTTGTTGTCGGTGCTAACGATTTTTTCAATGTCAGCAAACGATTTTTCGGGTGTAACATGTGTATACAAGTCCATTGTCATTTTCAGTGTTGCATGACCCAAATATGATTGAACAACTTTCGGCTCTATGCCTGACTCAAAACATCTTGTCGCAAACGTATGTCTGAATGTGTGACCGCTAAAAAACGGAAATTCATTGTCACTGCTCTTTGTGTCATTTATCCGTCTTACAACTGAACGTATAGAGTCGCTATATATAACCGAATTAATCGGTGTATTGAACCTTGTAACAAACAAATATTCGTTTTGTTCCTTGGGTCTGCGTTCTGAAACTATCTTTTTAAGCTCAAATTGTTTAGTTAGATATTCTTTGCACACACTGTTAATTGGTACGTGTCTGTAACTCTGCTTGGTTTTTGGTGGCTCAACATGAAATGTCTTGCCTTTATCTTCAAGGTATTTCTGATACACAAGTGTCTTATTAACATCAATATATCCCTCATCCATATGTATATCTGCAATCGTGAGTGCAAACAGTTCTCCTGGGCGCAAACCTGTATTAACTGCCACATTATACATGTTGTCGTAAAATGTACCTTTGCACGCTTCAAAAAACTCGCTCTGTTGCTCTACTGTCAATGCAAAAGCATTAACTTCTTTGTCTGCTCTCAGCTTTACACCTTTCGCCGGATTCTTAATCATCAGGTCATCTTCCATAGCTCTACTAAACATGTCATTTAAAATAACCTTGATTTTGCTCTGTCTCTCATACTTATAGTTATCGTCAGAAGCTTTGTCGATAAGTAACTGCACATCTGACTTGCGAATAGATGTTATTTCATGGTTTCCTAAGTATGGTGAAATGTTCTTCTTATATATATGCGTATACTCCCTAATGGTATTGGGGCGCACTCTCTTTTTCTTGTATACATTCATCCACCTGTCAAACCACGCATCAAGGGTAATGCTGTCTCTAACACTTGTGAATTGTTGATTGTCGGTCACTGCTTTACTAAGTTCTTTCCGCAGTTCCGGCAACTTGCTGTTGTAAATTGTCTTGCTCTTGCCGAACCTATCTTTATATCTGCCCTGATAGAGTCCGTCCTTGCGCTGGGTTATTCCGACTCCCAGCTCTTTTCCTCTCAAATCCTTTCCCATACTGATTTATGGCTCCTTTCAAAATCAAAAGCCATTATATGATAATTTCTATATTACTACATAATGGCTTATAATTCAATATATCTATTTATATGCTATCTGTCTTTTCGAGGTATTTTTCAAACTCCTTGCGCTTAACTAATCGCTTGCCTCTTCCGACAAAGAGCACAAAAGGACACGAGGGATTATTAAGCATATCATTGATTCTGTTAATTCCGATATTGCTGTATTCCGCAGCTTCATCAATCGTCAGCGTTACTTTTTCCCATATTGGCACTTTGTTAATCATTGCCCGACTCCTTTCTATCTTTTCTTTAATGTCTGCCACTCTCCGGGAAGTGGTTGTTTTTGAAATTAATAGTTTCTGTGATACCTCTTCAAGACTTTTATCAGCAACTAGCAACTCAAAAACTTCCGCTTCCTCATCGGTGAAATTGGCATTTTTCAAAATTTCTTCAAGTTCCGGCTTAGTAAGTTTTGAAAACTTCATAAGCCTATCTCCTATTCTTCGGTTTTGCTTGCACTGTGTATACAAGTATTTGAGTATCGGCATGAGCTGTTGCACGGCTTGTTGTCCTCGTATACACATTGTCTTTTAATCGGCTCTATATCACTCATAGTTCTGCTGTTCATCTTATCATCACTTCTTTTTTATACTGTTCTGCCATATATTGTCCGTAGCTCATGCCCTTACTCTTAGCAAGCTCGCAGATTTCCGCAAGTTTGTTTTTCTTAACAGGCTTTCTTTTGAGTCTTTTCTTTTCTCTGATTTTTCTTAATTCCGTAGCCCTCTGCTGTCTATGTGCTTCGCAACACGTATTTTGGTTAGCTGCGGTCGGTGTAAATATCTTGCTACAGACTACACATTTAATTGGTTTGTAGTGCTTCATTGTTTGCCTCTCCATATTTCTTCATCAAGAATATACTGTCTGATAAATCTATCTGCGTACTGTGGGTGCATCATTGACCTCTCTGTTTTTCTTGATGTTTGGCACGTTCCCTTTACATCTGCGATAATACGTTTCTTAACATATTCAAGTGGTTCAAATACAAGATTATTTTTAGGCACACAGCCAATAAACCAATACTGTGTAGGCTTTTTATAATAATCTCCGTTCTTTGTGCGGTCTTTATCAACAAACGTGGGCTGTATGCACCAATATGTAGTCAGATAATGTGGTTGCGTGTATGGATTCTCGATTATTAATTTCAATCCTTTTCTTATTGCTACAATTACCATTTTACATAATAGTACATACAACTCTGTTAGCTCATTTTGAAGCGTTATAGAATATTCCAACTTCTTTTCTGTGTTCCAGCCCTTTTGCTGAGTTGCCTGTCCTCTAAACAATAGTGGCACTCTCGCTTCAAATCTTGTACAAGGGAAAAATGCAAATATCAAATCATCAGGGTTTATCTTATCAAACAGACTCGGCTCGCCTTGATACCCCCCCTCTATCTCTTTAAAAAGGTCAGTAACATAGTCGGTTTCGTTAAATTCATTCTGAATATCATAGTCGTAGGCTTCAATTCCATACTTCTTGAAAGCATTCTTGAATGTGCCCGACTGTTCAAATAAACAATGTACTATCATTCTAAATCCACCAAAAGGAAACCTCGGTTTTATGTGCGCACAACCTATTCCTTTCTGATAAATTAATTAATGTTTAATATTTTCACTACACCACTGCTCTTGTATCTCATCATCAGTCTTATCTCGTCCACGGATGTCGCACCACGCAAACGCTACCTCTGTCAGACCGATTATGCCGAACACTATGAGGGTAGTGTATACTACTGCTGTTAAGTTGGTCATTCTGCATCGCTCCTTTATTTTCATGAATTGTCACGCATTTTTAATTCATTGAGCCATTCAGTTTCATCAATTTCATTCCAATTAACTGCATTTGACTCATCAGTTCCAACAGGAATAAAATTGCCTTCTAAATCTTCTGCGACTAAACAGGGCGAATAATACATATCAGAATTTACTTCTCCTAATATGTGCATTTTCTTTCCTGTGCTATGTTCATAATGTTTGCCAACTTCAAATATCATTCTTCATCACTCCAATCAATAGCTTGTCCGCAAGCTTCACAATAAGTTATTTTTTCCTTGATTTTACTTTCTTGTGGCGCAATAAAATACACTTCTGTCAAATCACAATCACATGCAGGGCATGTATGAGCTTCTTTTTTCACTCCCCAAGATGAATCTATTGTTTTATTCGGTTTCTTCGGTATCTGTTTTTCAAGTGCTGATATTGCAAATCTAATTGCTTCTAAAACGTTGTAATCAGGGTATGGCTTCCATCTTTCTTTTAGATACTCAAAATGTATTCGCAAAAATTCAATCGCTTTTTTTCGCTGTCATACTATCCCTCGCTTTCTTCCACTTCGTACCTATCCTCGTGAATTTCCCTATCCTCTTCGTGGGAATAAGCTCTTTTACAATGTGTGCAAAAAGCTAAAAGCTCCTTTATGTTTGTACTTTTCTCGTATTTGCAACCGCTACATGGGCTTGGTTCTTTATTATTCTTTTCTGTCATGCTATCCCTCGATTCCCGCAGTTTTGCTGTAAAGTCCTAGCTTTTTCATTTTTTTAAGAAAAAGCTTCATTTCATATCCTGTAAGGCCAACATTAGTGTTTCCAATCTTCTTTTCGTCCATCAAGTCTCTGTCATACGACTGTAAAATATGACGGCCTGAAGCTTTATGCCAAATGTCAACGCGCTGCCAATAATTGTACTTTGTATTGTAGCGTTCATATTGAGCGCCATGCTTATCTTCACAGATTTTGTTGAATCCAATCTCTTTTAATTTTTCGTCTACGTTTTTAAATATTCTCATATTTTCTCCTATTCTGCTTCTGATTGAAGCTCTTTAATCCACCCATCATAATCCCATGAGCTTCCACATATAGCATCACTCGTTACAGTCGTTAGAAATTCTGCTAACTCTTCATCCGACATATTCCTTATTCTGCCGGCATTAGTTGGCTTATCGCTTTCCACAATTTCAAAATATGTATCAATGTAACCTAATACAATTTTTAAATCGTAAGAACTATATCCGATAGAATAATCGTTTTTACCAACCTGTCTGTACTTCAATTCATAATAAGGCTTATTGTTTAGCATATGTGCGATTATTTCTAAGCTGTTTACCCTAGCCTTATTTATCTTTGCCGTTCTGTTATCGCATCCGCAACAAGGCTCATTATCTCTTGAGTTAGCTGTTTCTTGCGTGTGTTCTATAAATTCGTCAATATTCATTACTGCTCCTTTCCGGAAGTTTAGCTAGGTCCCATGGTGTACACCTATCGCCACTCCATGATGTTGTTCCATTGCTCCAAGCATAAACGTTCCCATTCTCATATTTTGCAAAATATCTTTTAACCCACTTGGAAAAAATGTTATCTCTTACCAGTATTGGTGTATCAACTGTAACTTTTGACCAGTCAATTGGTGGTTCAACATATTTGCTATTCGCCCATTTTTCCGCTTTATCCCCGCAATAGACATAACTGTGAGTATTGAATAAACAATCTTTACACTCTAATTCATCGCACGCTATCGGCTCTAATGTTGCTTTGTTAACTGCCATTCTGCTACCACCACAAGCAATATCCAAAATCTGTTCTGCAAATTTCTCTCTATTTGTCATAGTTTTGTACTCCTTTCCCATAATCCGGCATATGCTTAAATCTCTCATATGCCTTATTGTCTCTGTGTTTTTCCATGTAGGCTTTCTGCCTATCGTCCCTCATCTGCTTTATGTGAGCATTTTGGGTTCCGTTGTTATCCCATGCGTAAGTCATTAATCAATCACCTTTATGTACCTTTCATCAACGTAATTAACTTCATCAGCAAGGCATTGTGCCACCTTCGGCAATGTCAGACCGAATTGATTAAATTTATACAGCGTGTCGATTAAGTCCCTAAATTCTGCGATAAACTCTTTAATTTCTCTAACCGGCAATTTAAACATCAATTTAAGTGCCGTACACGCTAAAACCATGTAGCTGTATGCCGTGTCATTTAAAAGCTGTCTCGTGTCGTTTATCGTAAGTGGATTATTTCTCTGATAAATCCTAATCAGCTGTTGCATCGGGATTAAATTAATCTCTTTCTGCACATCAATGCCGTATCTGACTTTCAAAAGTTCAGCAAGTGTTTCAGTTTTCATTTCATTTTCGGTCTGCGCCCTGTCAAGGTACTCATTTATGGTTCTTTCAAGCCTTACAATGCGCTTATTACCAAATCCATGATGTAAATACAGTACATAGTAGCCTAAGTCCATAAAGTCTGTGAAAGACCGCCTTACGAGCTTTCTGCGGTTATTGCTGTTTTTCAGCGTAACTCTTTCGGATTTTGTCCATGTAAAATCCGGCTCTTTGTGCTTTTTCTTTGGTTTCAGTTTGTTGCTCATATTTCTTCATTCTTTCTTCAAGTTCTCGTTTTGCCCTGATAAAACAGGCTTCGGTAGTTTCTTCTGCGACTTTTACAAGTTCTTTACCGCGCCACCGGATAGTTATTTTCGCTTCCTTGCTATTTGTTCTGTAAAACATTTGCAAGTCATATTTCCTTTGCAGTGGTCGGTAAAAATCGTAAAAATCTTTCAAGGTGTCCATTGCGGACTCCTTTCTTTTATCTTCTGCCGTGCCAAGTTTGCCTTTTCGCAAGTTGCATTCTTAACGTTCTTCTGATAGTGTATTTCGCAGACCTTATATCCGGGCTTTACCGGATTATCACAGAAAAAACATAGCCCTTGTTCATATCTGCCGGTTCTTTCAGGCATTTTAACTCGTGCTCTTCTCATTGTTTCTCTGCAAAATGTGCAAGTGGTATGTCCCGGGTCTGCTTTCCTTTTACGACAGCGTGTGCATATGCCGTTCTCTTTGTCTTTTTCGTATCGTGCTTTTCGCCATGCTTTTTGTCGCTCATTGTATTTTTCAACATCAGTAGCACGTTTCTTTGACATGGCTTCGGCTGATTTTGCCCTACACTCAACGCAGCTTTTTTCATCGCCATATAGCAAGTTCTTGCCACATCTAGGGCAAACACCAACTGCCTGTAATTTTTTATAAAGCTCTCGGCCATATGCTGTGCGTTTGCTGTTACATGCCGTACAAACCACACCTTCTCTATCAAGTGGTTTTCCACAAAGCACGCAAAGGTTGCTGGCTTTTCGTTCTTCATATCTCTGCCTAAAATACTTGTCTTTTATCATTTTTTCGCTAGGAGTAAAGCCGGCTTTAATTGTGCGCACAAACCTCTTTCCTCCTATCTTTTCATCTGCTCGATGCGTTCCTTAATTTCTTTTGGCATTGGAATACCTTTAATTGGCTTATTTTGGCTTTTATTATCTTCAAGCGATAATTTTATCATCTGTTGATTTTTAGAGCCGATTTGAGCCGAATACGAGCTTCTATTGGCGCTTTCAATCAATGCCTTTATATCCTTTGGCATTCTTTGATACTCCTTCGCTCGATTAACAACTGTCCTGTAAGTTCTCATAAAGTTCGACTGCACTACGTTTTCAATGCTCTTGCTGTCCGTCAGCGCCCAATTTCTAAGATTATCAGGACTCCCGACAGCCTTTTGTACGAGTGGTGGTAGCTTGTTAAATTCTTCAACTGCACCATAATAGCCATTCCTAAGTGCCCTGCTGACAAGGAACCATGCTTCCATTTCGTTAAGCTCCTGTGGGGATTGAACCTCATGCAGTTTGTTAATTAACTGTCCGATGCTCGGTGCAAAACCGCTTGTATCGGAATGCACGTAAGCTTTCAATGCTGTAGATATTTGGCTGTAACTGTATTCTTCCAACATCATATTCCACACATCTACAGTCTCGGATAAATTGCTCGGCTTGTAATTGGGGTAGCAATCACACATTATGCGAATGATTTTAATTGTCTCGTCTCTTGTCATTTCTCTACCTCACACATTATCCCAATCAATGGTGCCTTTGTTAGCTGAATGTGGCTCATTGTCCTTTAGTGCAAACAGCCCTTGCCAACAATGGTCTACTGACTGATTAAGGATTTTAACAGCCAAATCATTATCACCCTTTGAAAGTCTCTCAATAGTGTTCATAGCTCGGTGCAATGCCATTTCGGTGCATATTGGCTTTTTAATCTTTTTCCGCATTGTCAGATATTCCTGAAAAGCACTCTCTAGCATTGCATCATCAGGGTAGTAGACAGTTTTCTTTTTAGATATTGATTTATCAATATCTTTTTCTTTTATATCCTTATCTTTACTATCCTTAACTATACTATTCTTATCTAAACTTACCTTACCTATACTATCCTGTGGCAGACAAGTGGCAACCACTTGGCAACCATCTGGCAACCCATTGGCAACCACACGGCAACCATCATCAGAAAATGTGTATGCACCATTGGATTTTATCTTTAATTTTGCCAATTCTTCCTTAAAATTCGTTGGTGTATACCGGTCTTTTCTCAAAGCGTTTGCCATGCGCCAATGCTTAATTACAATCACACCATTATCAAACTGATAAATGTATCTTTTTTCCAATAATTGTTGTAAATCAGCCACACTTGCGTGAGCTTTGAACATGGAAACTGATACCTGATTGCAAAATCCGTCATCGTCAGCAGACATAGATAAATGCAAATATAAGGCTTGTGCACTTGATGATAAAGCCATAAAATTATCATCATCAGTGACTTTTTTAGTGAACATCCTTCGTTCTGCCATCTCGCTCCTCCTTGTGCAACTTCATATGACATTTTTTGCATAAAGTTATTCCATTTTTTAGGTCAAGCGCTAATTCAGGATATTTAGCAAAAGGCTTAATGTGGTGGGCTTCTAAGTTATTTTTACAACCACATTTCATACACACTTTGTCTCTTTCAATTACCGCTTTTCTCCACTTCCTGTAGCTGTAACTATTGCGCTTCTTATGCGTTTCTCCAATTCCATTATTTTCATACCAATGAGTAATGCGAAAATGTTCATCATCAATCTTCAATAAGAATTTTTTTGACAATAATTCATTAATGCAAGCACGCTCACATTCAAGCGACCGACATACAGAATAGACATTATTCAAAATGCCTTTATCTTCCGCACACATACAAAGATGAAAATATAGTGCTTGTGTTGAAAGTGGCATATCGAGAAAAGCGTCACTTTCAGTTATTTTCTTAGCAAACATTCTACGTTCTGCCATTTTTAATCTCCTATTTTCTTCAAATTTCGGTTGATGTATTTTAATCTTTTTCCTCGTGGTTTATATTGTTATATCTTTTTCTCAATGTGTTCTGCACCTTGTTCATACCCTTGAAGCCACCGACAATAAAAGCTATCTCTGCTCTATTTTCCGTTGCTTTTGTTTCCGCTTCCATATCGTGTAGCCCGTACTCTGCCTGAATAATTTCATTTGCAGTAATTCTTTTCAGAATTTCTTCACATTTCTTTTTACTTAAAATCTTCATTCCGAATCACCTCGCTTTTAGGCTAAATAATAACCTTTGCTCTTTGCCTCTGCATAATCATCTTCTGTAAGCAAAACTTCTTTCTGAATCTCTTTGTTGCCATAACAATCGACATCACATACAATCTTGAAAAACAGCATTCCGTTCTTCTCGATAGCTTCTTCGCGAGTTATATTTGTTACATAGTGTTCAAGTAAATTCATTCTGAATCGCCTACTTTCAATAAATTCATAAACTTCTCATACTGTTTCTGCGATACCTTAAATCCTGTTTTTGTTAGTGAAAATCCTATTTCTGGTGGAATATGCCCCACAACTTGACCTTCATTTACTTCACTTGGTTTTATATACTTCTTGCCAATTACGCTTTTCTCTACAAGTCCTAATCCAACAAGTTTTCTAATTGATTTTCTAACCTCATAAGTAGAAATATTGAGCCTGTTGGAAATTTCAACTGTCGATACAACAATTGAGTTTTTTGAATATGAACTAATCCCCTTTCCTTTTTCAATTTCAAACATAGTGTCTAATATCGCCATTTCTTGAGTACCTACGCTTTTAATTGCAGCATCGGTTTCGTTGACATATTGCCATTTGGCCCCACCAGCATGACTGTAATTACCTTTGCAACACTCTCTTATATTATTCGCCTTTATTCCTGTTTTTCTTTCTGCTTCATAACTATTTTGATAGACAATATTTGTATTCACACATATAACAGGCTTTTGATTATATGCATTGTTTCTTGTCTTTAGTGCCCTCCTATCGGTTGCAGTTCCGTAATTCACATTGTATTTACATGTGCACCATTCAAGATTATTAACATTGTTATTGCTTGGATTTTCGTCTTTGTGATTTACTTGAGGCAAATTATCGGGGTTGGGTATAAATGCCTCTGCAACCAATCTGTGTACGGCAACAGTCTTGTGCTTCTTGTTTTTATAAAGAACAACCTGCTTATAAGGCATTCCGGAAGTTTTCTTATTTCCTTGTTTCAATATTTTCCCTTTAAAATGATACAAAGAATCATCACTAAAAGCCGTTTTTCCAATAGTTGTCCGATCAACACTTCTGACTCGACCGAAACTTGATACCTCATAAAGGTTTTCATATCCGACAACGCTTTTCCAAATCTCATTCATTTCCAGAATCTCCTTTGCAATAATTTAAAAACTCCAAAAATTTATTCAGTGCTTTTTCTTGGTTTTTGTTAGGAGGTTCGGATTTAGTCTTATAGTCAAGGTGCAATTCAAATAAATGCGCAACTTCTTTTGAGGCTTTTTTATATCCTTGCTGTACGCCCTGCATATAGCCTTTAGGCGCTTTTCTTTCTCCTATTGAACCACTAGCTCGATTTTCTCCTTGACCGCCTAAACTGACATTTCTAAGCTGATAGCCTTTATCAGCATATAGCTTGATGTAGTATTTTTCTTTCTCGTCAAGCTGACTTTCGGGGAAATTCAGAAATTCAACTCGCCAACCATAAGGATTTTTCTCTTTGTCGTACAGCTTGTGTTTACGTAAGCTAAGGTCTATGTGCTGTTCGTAACCTACAAGGTGGCTTGCTAATCTGCTAAGTGTATGTACTGCCTGTCCGACATACGCATACTTAAATCCGTTTTCATCTTCTCGGAGTAGGAAGTAAATCCCACTCCTGTCATTCAGCTTTGGATTCAGCTTCAATAGTCGCTTTTTATTCTCCTGTTCTATCGCCTTGGCTCTTGCTATGTTCTGATAATTCAATGTTTCCACCTCTCTTTACAATATCAATTGCCGTCTGCATAGCAACCTCATTTATAGCGTTTTGAATTTCGAGTTTAATTCTCTTTTCGATATATGCTTCCGAATCTCGCAATATTAGTATCATCTGACCAATACCCGAATGTATCATTATCGCCATAAGCTTTGACTCTTACTGTAGCTCCGTCCATACCATCAACAATAAAATCATCTGTGTAATTAGTGCTGTAAAACGCCGTGTAGGTTGTATCGTATTCTTTCCACGTTCCATCGGCTTTTGTAATTCTTACTTTGTAAGACGTTGCATTTTCAACTTTCGTCCACTTGACTACTACGTGACTGTAGTTAAAATACCTTGATGCACTCTTGTAATACGATGCATACTCCACCACAGGAGTATCGAGGATGCATTTCTCAAGCCAATTTTTTACATAGTTGTCGATTGCATCTTTTAAAGCACCATCAGGCTCAAAATTGATATCTGGAATCTCTATGGATGGCGGATTAAGTGGTGGTGTACATGCCGACACCGGCACCGCATTAAAACCCCCCATTGCAATCACACAAGCCATCGCCATTATTGCTTTTTTTATTTTTCTACACATTGTTTTATCCTCCTTTAGTTTATCCACGTAAATCAATCTCATTCTTATCACGCTCCAATAATATACATTCAGTTTCAAAGAGTTTTTCAGATATATCTTTTGAATTAACTCTTCTCTCAAATTCTTTGATAAAATCTCTGTATGCTTCTTCTCTCACTTTTTGGTCATGCTCGGTACAATCAAGCTCATCGAATGAGATATTGATTTTTCTGATAATACTGTAACTTGATTTATCAGAATTGATATTCAAGTATCTTTCAGTGCATATTGGCATAATGCCATTTTTCTGTAGCAGTTCTGTAATCTGAAATACAAACGCTCTTACAACTGCAATATCTTTTTGCTCCGACATATCCTTTGCAATATTTGCAAATATTTTATTTGTATAATCCATTATTTTTCCTTTCTAGGACAGCCGTTATTGACTGCCCTGTAATCAACCGACTCTTAGTTAAATGGTAATTCCTCGTCAATACCATCAGGAATTGACACAAAGCCATCATAGGGTTTTGGCTGTGGTTCTGCACTGCCACTTGAATTTTTGCTGTCGCAAAATTCTAACTTGGATATGTTGCAATCGTTAGTGTAGACTGTGTTTCCGTCTTTATTCTTGTAGCTTCCTGTAGTCCACTCACCGATAACTGCAATCTTTGAACCCTTAAATACGTGCTTTTCTACTGTTTCAGCAATCTTGCCGAAAGCCACACAGTTAATGAAATTTGCCTTATCGTCTTTCTTCTTAAAATTCTTGTCAACGGCAAGTGTAAACCTTGCTATTGCCATTGCATTCTCTCCCTGTGAATATCTAATATCCGGGTCTCTAGTTAATCTGCCGATTAATGTTACAATGTTCATTATTTTTCCTCATTCTCTACTAATTCAAATCTGTATTTCTGTTCTGCATTAGGATATTTTTCCTTTTCAGAATTTATTATTTACATCTTGATTTTATATACCCTAATTGGTTGCCCTTCACTTTTATCACTTTCTTGTGGGTAATATGTATTGCCAATCCATTCAGATTTTAAATATACTAATTCAAAATCATTTTTTTCAATACTGCAATTTTTAGGCAATCCATGAAAAATTTTACTATGGTTAAAACAAGCCTCTACATCATTATCCTTATACCAATTCATATTTATCAAAAATTGTGTTTTATCATTGCTGATACCGCTATAAAAATTTCTCATTCACACCTCCAATCTGTCCAAAAGAAACTCTTGACATATAATCTCTTTTCTAAAAAGGGCACTCATTAGGATTAGCAAGTAGCCATTCCTTATTACGCTCTGCAACATCTACATTTGCCCCGCAAGCAACTTTTTTCATCTTCTCAATGAAACTATTTCTATCAGAATTTTCACTTGATAAATGGCACATTATGACATTCTGCAAGCTATCTGAATAATTTGCCTTAACAAAATCACAAGCCGTGTCAATACTTAAGTGACCTCTGAAAACGTGATTAGCTTTGCCTGTGTTATCTCTGTCGATTAAATCTTTGTCGTAATTCACACCTAAGAGAATGTGGTTTATGTCTTTAAATCTCCACTTGATTAAATTGCAATCGGTAATGTAAAGCATTCTCCCCATTTCCTTGTGAGTAATCAGAAAGCCATATATCGGGCAAGGTTCGCCGTTTGCATTTGTGTGTGTCCAATTTCCGTCTATTGTTGTTAAATCAAAAGGTTTTACTGTAAATTCACCCATACTCATTGATTTACAGCTATCGCCTAAATATGGGGCAAGTATCGGTATTCCCATTGACTTAAAATCGTTTAATGACCTCGAATGATCGTCAATAATGCTCGTGTGAGATAAGGCAACCTACTATATTTTTTACATTCCAATCACACATCTTTTTTATGTCTTTAATCCCCATTCCCACATCAAGAATAAGTGTTTCGTTTTGCGACATAAGAGCGTAAGAATTTCCTTTACTTCCAGTTCCGCAACATTTCAATTTGAGCATTACATCACCTCGCTTTCATCTGCAAGTTTCCAAATATATCCGCCCGCCTGTTTTCTAATACCGCCTTTATTATTAAAAGGTTCTTTATTGGCTACTTGTAAAATATTCCTCCGACATATTCCTGTCATCCTACTTGCAACTTCTCCATTTACATATGTAGCGAGTAATACTCCATCCCTAGTGTATTGGCATATTTTTCTCGGTTTCTCATATTTGTTATAATTAACAATTCCTGTAACCACTTGTGGATGTGTTTTTTCCGTTTCTTTTCTATGCCTCTTTGGATGAATATATTCCAAATTTGAAACGATATTGTTTTGCTTATTTCCGTCTTTATGGTGTACTTGATATCCTTGTGGTCTATCTCCTATAAAATGTTCTGCAACCAATTGATGTATTGCTATTGACTTCTTTTTGTTAGTTACAGAATTTCTTAAAACAATGCGAAGATAATCTCCTGTTGCATTTTGATTTGATAGAATATATCCGCCCTCTGTCTTTTTAAAACTCTTTACTCTTCCGTAATTGGAAATCTGATATTGCCCTTCAAAGCTTTTTATCCACTTCCATTCTTCATCCATACTCACACCTCGATTTCATCATCCTGTGGGAACTGAAAAATAGCATTGTTAATAAAATCTACTTTTGACGGCTGATTTTCTGCTTGCACAATAACACCGCATTTCTTTAATCTTTCAAATTCCTTTGCCATATTTTCTGAAATATCAACATTCTGCATTATGATAGGCATTCCGATATATGCTTCTCTCAGCATTTCCATAGCCTTAAGTGCCTTTGCTTCGGTGGAATATTCAGCAATTTGCATGTCATCACGAAGTGACTCAACGCCTGTTAAGTTTTTATTCAGAAAATAAATTCTTGACCTGAATCTCTGAATAATCACCTCTTCATATGGCATATCAAGTGTTCCGTCCTGTGAAATTACTCTCATATCAGCTCTCCTCACTCTGCATGAACGGCGGCAGTTCCTCTGACTGCCTGTCGGCTGTGTCGGTAGGTTCCACATCAATTATGTTGTCCTCGTCAAAATCTACTGTGTTTGCGTTTTCTTTGATTTCATCAGCAACAACCTTTTCTGTATCAAGTTTTACATCTGATACATTTTGAAATTCCTCTTGTGCATATAAACCTTGAAATCTATCTGGAAATGCTTCTCTTAAGGCCTGTACAACAGCTACTTTTCTAATCATTGTGGCTGGCTTTTTCGCCCATTGGCTGTTAAGCGAACCATCTTTTTTTCTTCCTGCGTACTCATCAAAGCCTACTGACTGATACTCGTCCTCTTTTCCGTCAATAAAGATTTTCGCCCAGCCACCTACGATAGTTTCGTTGGGTAAAACCATTGTTCCCTCTCGCTCTTCAACAGCTCCGTCCTTTTTAATTACAATAATTCCTGCTTTCTTTCCCTTATATCGTGGGTCCGCATTGGCTCTCTTTGTAAAAACGTCTTTTCCAGTAACTATTGTGGCCGGGTCGTTGCTTCCATACTTAATAAGGTATGCTTCTCTCAAAAACGGATTTAAGTGCTGGTATCTGCATAATGACATAAACATCATTACTTCTCCGTCAGATACATTGCCGCCGCCACTTACAAGGTATCTTTTTATCATTGTTGGAGAAATTTTTACCATTTCCCCATTTGATTCATACTCAACTATCTGTGTATTCTCTGCCATAGTTAATCCTCCTAAATCTCATTAAATGCTTGAACCGCAAACAGCTCATTAGCTGTCTGCTTGAATAAAACTCCGTCAGATATAACTGTATACATATATCCGTCATACTTAAGCTCTACAGTGTGCTTTTTACCACTCATGTAATAATTTCTCTTCTTAATACTCATTTCTATACCTCCCATAATCCAAGTAACTTTTTAATCACTTCTCTCATTCTCTCGGTTTCGTCACTCAACGGTTTCTCGCTTTTATCAGCAAGTCTAATCACAGTTTTGTACTCTTCTTCTGAAACAGTCTCTTTAAGCGCACGTAAAACAGTGACCGCCTCTGCCATAACACGACTTTTTACACCTCTAAGTGTAACTTCTCCGTCTTCTGCTTTAATCATTTCTATTCCTCCATATTTTCAATCACAAGTTCTTTGTCCTGTGTATGCTTTAACAAGATTAACTGATTATCAATCTGTGGTATTCTCCAATCGTCAACGCTCTCTGTATCATCAATAATAATTGGAAAATTAACACTTGCTACTTTCTGAAAAGCTCGGCATATGTCAACCTCCACTAACATTCTTGCACCATGATTGAGATTTCTTGCATATGCTTCGCCATTGTAAACAAAGTCGCAGCACTCCTCAGTATCACCATTTAAGAGTGGTCTAAACAGCTTTGCTGTGGCAAAATCCAAGTACTTATTTACATCAGCCTGTAAGAGTTCGTTTTTCTTACGTGTAAACTCTTTCAGCAAATCAAGTTTTCTCTCCCAATCAGCTATCTCTTGATTGAGGTCTTTTCTCTTATCTTCAAGGTCTGCTATGCTATCGTCTATACGCTTGTTGTTTGCCACACCAAGCTCAATCCTCGCATTAGTCGATGACACTTGCCTTAACAGTTCGTTTCGCTCGTTTTTGAGCTTTCTGATAAGCTCCGATGTATCATTTTCATCTGCAAGGGCTTTCTCTTTTTCCCCGATTGTAGCTTTAAGTGCCTGATACTCACTGTTGTCTGTCATATCAACATCAGTAGGTACCATTTCAAGCTCTTTAGCAACAATATCATGCCTTTGTGTCAGCTCCTTAAGCTCTGCTTCAAGGTCAACTATCTCTTTTCCTCTATCCTCGATAGCCTGTTTAAGCCCCTTGCTATCATTTGATAGTGCATTTCCCTTATCTTCAAGCTCTTTAAGGTTCTTTGCTTTTCGCTCGTCAAAGTCAGCTCTCATGCTCTCTATCTTATCTTCCGGCAACCTCTGACCGCACATCGGACAATTAACACTGCTTTCATCAAAGGCAAGCTCCTTTGCCTTTTTCCAATCGGTGCGCACCTTTTCTAAGTCTCTTGCGCAATCTTCAATCTCTTTTTCAGCGTTTTTAATGCTTATCTTTCCGGCTGTTATCATAGACTCTGTTTGGCGAATTGAAGCATTGAAACCATCAAGCTGTAACTGTAGCTCCATGCGTTTTTTCTGATTTTCAGCATTAGCTTTTCTCTCCATATCTGAAAGCTCAAATTTAAGGTTCATAATGTCCTCTGTAGCTTTCTGTTTGTCCTCTAAAATCTTATTGTAGTCAGACAACTTATCTTCAATTTCCTTAAGCTGTGGCTCGTATGTTTTCTTTTGCAATTCAAGCTCTGCAAGGTCTGTATACTCATTGGTGGAATGAATTGTATCAATCCTTGTTGAGATTTCGTCTCTTTCCTTGACAAGTCCTTTTGAGCCATTTCTACCGCCTGTGCCGTTTAGCTTGCCACGGCATACTTTTTTGAGCTGGTCGACATCCCCATCGTCAAACATTGGTTTGAGTTCAGCAAACTGTGGAAACATATCGCAGATTTCGGGATTTTTGTGTGTACCAAAAAAAGTTGAGAGCGCTATTCTTTGATTTGTTGACGATTTAAGCAACAATGTCATAGCGTTAAGACAAAATGGCAATATCTTGAGGTCTGCGATATTATCGTTAATAAACTCGTTGTATTCAACCATTTTGTATGTAACATCATTGACATAGTAATCTGTATGTCCTGAACAAACTTCGCCGTCCTTATTTCTTCCTTGTCTTGTGATTTTTTTCAAAGTCTTTGCTTTTCCGTCAATCTCGAAGGTAACAGCTCTTACAATGTCAACATCGTCAATCTCAACTCCATTTTCATCGTGAGGTCTTATGCCTGTAATCTCTCTGTTATTCTCATCGTGACAATTCAGCACATCAAGAATAATTCTCTTAACTGTTGATTTGCCGACTTCATTCTGACCGGACAATACAGTTTTCATTGAAAAATCTGTGTCTAATGTGTTTTTGCCGTAGAATTTGCAAAAATTCTGTGCAAAAATGTGTGTAATTCTCATTGCGTTTCCTCTCTTTCTATTTGTTTATGGTTTTCAGAATCAAATTTCCGTGTAGGCTTGATTTTTTAACAACTCTTAAGTATGAGTCCGACTCCGATACAAAAAGCCACTCGCTCGCCACATAATGAGCCTTGTTGAGCAATAACTTCTGCTCTCTTGTTAATGGCTTCAATCTGTATCTCGTATCGCCTAACCTAATTCGTCTTACATTGTCGCTCATTTAGCTTCTCCATTTCTTTGTCCAACAGTGCTTGAAAGTCAAATGATTTATCTTTGTGCCGTTTAGCTCGATATAATTCTTGTAGGTAATCGTTAGCACTCTGACGTTTCAATTGGCTACCAATCGCAGTAGATGTCAAGGTTTCCATTTCCGCTCCCTTCGTCATATACAATTCCTTGTATGCCAACAGGAGTATCAACCACAACTCCGTGTGGTAAATCGTCACTTGCAATTACTACATACTCGTTTTCATCAACCACTAATCCATACTCATTTAGATGTCTGCCCGGAATATTTAGACCGCCTCCAGGTAACACTCTCTGCGAGTACCACGTATAAGTGTAATCGCCATATCTGACTCGCCCTAGTTTCTTAAACCGGCTACAACTGTACTTCTTACGGCAAGTTGGAACTGTTGGCTCCTCATAGGTCTGCTCAACTACAACCGGCTCATTCTGAACTACTGTCGGCTCAATCTTCCCTAGCATTACATCATTTAAATAGGAAGTAACACCGGCTGTCAGTTCAATTTTGCTATCTGCTTTCACTACTATTGGCTTTAAGGTCATAGTTCCAATTATTAAAGTCGATAACATCAATATTCTTTTTCTTCTCATGCGGTTTGCCCTCCTCTATGAGACATGTCGCAATCAATATCAGCCAAAATACTGTTACGATTGCTCCAACGATAATACTCGCTGTCTTAATTCCGTATGCCACCGATAATCCAAGGAAAAATACAAAAGCTAATGCTCCGAAAATCGAATAGCCACAGCCTGTATAGAATTTCTGCTTTAAAGTTCTTTTTCTCATACAATCACCTCACTATGCAAAACTCTGTTGAGCGTTTGCGTCTTGAATAAGCTCATCAAGATACTTAGGCACGACATAGCAATCAATGAACTCATGCACATCGTCTATATACTTCCTCTTGATACTCTTGTAAGTAGATACGCAACCATACTCACGTTTTAACTGTGTCCATATATCAGAGAATGTCTTATGCCTGATACTGTTATCCCTGTATGCTTCGCTCTGCTTGCCACCAAGGATATTTACAACTCTGCGCTTAACGTGCTGTTGTATCTCGTCAATATCGCAACTATAAAGTGGTACGTTTTCCTTAAGCTCGCTCACATCATCTTTTATGTCGTTTACTTTCTGCTCTAATTCTGTATAGCCCTGTGCTAAAAGCTGTATCTGACCGCCTGTTGTCTTTGGCATACCATAACTGCCTGTTTTTCTGATTGACGGAAGTACCTCATCCATTACCCACCGCTCAAATTCCTCTGCGCTAGGCAATTTTGATTTCATAATAAGTCGGTAAATATCGCCCTCTGTTATGAATAAAACATCTTGATTTCCACTATTGGTAGGGATGTTCCATTTTAGAACCCCCTTGCAATGAGTTTGCACTGCCTTATGAGGTATTGCATATCCCAACGCTTTTGCAACATCACTTCCGGCAAAATATGTCTTATTGTCTTTAGTAATAGTTCTAATTTCTCCAAATTTTTCATTGTTGAAAATTTGTAAATCGTTCATGTTTTCTCCTTTCTACTCAATAAAATAAGAAACTTCTACGCCAAAATAATTAGCAATCTTAATTAGCTTGTCTGTTTTTGGCATTGATTTTCCTGACTTCCAATCCGAAAAAGTACTTCGTGCCATTCCGAGTTCCTCCGACAGTTTGTAAAACGAAACGTTTCTAGCTTTTATGAGCGTGTCAAGTTTTTTGAAGCTTGCCTGTCGTTTTTTCTTATTCAATTTCCCATCTCCTTTCTTGACAATAGTTAGGAAATCCGTTGCTATAAAAAGTGCCATATAAGGCAACGGCTGTTAGAGATAGTACGCTAACAGTTTTTGCTTTTAGTTCAAAAATCCTAACTAAGCCTTGATAAAAATTAGAAAATCGTGTATACTATGAATTGTCCAGAAACATAATATTATTTTCTCAATTTTATTTTTTATTGAGTTGAGATTTCCTAACTTCTTTTTCCATTCTACATTAGGAAGTCTTATTTGTCAACCCCAAATGTTGAGAAATCACAACTTTTTTTAAAGGAGATTTTCTATGTACGAAAGATATTGTAAATTAAGAGACTCAAAAGGGTTAAATGATTCAGAAGTGGCTAAATATGGCGGTTTTCCTAAAAGTACTTTTTCAGATTGGAAAAAGGGAAAAAGCAGTCCAAAATTATTTAAGTTGGTAAAAATCGCAGAATGTCTTGATTGTTCACTTGATTATTTAGTTACCGGAAAAGAGCACCATTCAGTTGTCGAGGAGGCAACAAAAGACTTGGCTCTGTCAAAAATGGATAGCAAAATCAAGGACTACGCGTTGAAATTATCTAAATTGTCGGATAAAGAGCAAGAAAATATTATGAATTTAATAGATATGATGTATGAAAATACTCAAAATAAATTAAATTAATAAGAAAGGTGGTATTTTATTATGAGTAAAACTGTTAAATGTCCTAAATGGGGTTGTGATGGTGTTGGCATACCTGTTGATACCAAGAAAAAATTCTCATTCGGTAAAGCGCTTGTTGGCAACACAGTAGGTGGTCTCTTCGGACCTGTCGGTGCCGTTGTCGGTACTGCTACCGGAATTAAAGGCAAGAACGGCAAAACAAAGTTTGTGTGTTCAAAGTGCGGTAACGTTTGGGAAAAGAAAATATAACCACAAGGCAGAGTTTTTACTCTGCCTCTATTTTTCCTTTAATAAATATGTACAAGTACAATAACAGGTCTTTATCTTCCAAGCCCTCAATCATTTTAATTATTTCATCCTTATATTCCATACAATGCCACCTCCGATACATCAATTATAGAACATTTGTTCTTAAACGTCAATAAGGACGGCAGAAAAATCCACCGCCCTACCGAAACTTGAAGAGTTCTCTTATTTGAGAACATCATTACTGTAGCACTTTAAAGTGTTTTATTTTGTCGAATATTGACAATAGGGATTGTAAAGAATAGATATATTACTACATAATTAATTCCCCCAATAAAATATTACATATTGAACTCTACAACTCATATCCCTTTGTACTATATCTTTAAAAACTACATACCAATTATTATTTAACATACTTACACCTTCTAAGTGAGAAGGAAAAGCCTTTCCGTCACCATTACTTATTAATATAGCAATATCATCAACAGAGAAACTTTCTAACCCAAACATGTTTTTGACTTGTTCTAAGGTAAATAACACAAATGAATTATTACCCGATTTCACTTCTTTTACTATAGTGCCAGCTTTAATTTTTATACCATCTAAATTAATTTTAAAATCCGTCTTTAAATTGCCTAAACTCTGGTTTAATTCACCATATTTGTCATTCAAAATCTTACCTTGGCTCGCATCTAATGCACTGCCAGTGGTAGTAGTCGTGAGATTGTTCGCTAAATCTTTAAAAGCAAAGCTTTTCAAATCAGCGAACCACTTCTTAATTTTCTTGAAGCCGACCGACACTTTTTCGTCAGAAACAAGATTTACTCTAGTTGTTGCATCGGTAAAAGTAACTGTTGTATCGCTTATATTTCCATCTTCTGCAACCGCTCCGATATTGGTAGGGGTTATGTTTACATTTCCTCTGCGATAATATACTTCTTTTGCACCTTTTACTCCTGTAACCGGTGTGCCAGCTAACACATCCCAATATCTGTCGATTGTCAGATATACATTACTGCCGGAGGGGATTATATTACCAGCCCCCTCTTTAAAATCTGTGGTCGTAGTAAATTGGTCGGCTATATTGTACATATCACCGGAAGTAGCATTCGCTGTGTTCGGTAAGTCGGCAAAGTTAATTGTTCCAAGAGGCCTTAATGCTCCACTTAAGCTCTCAGATATTTCTTTGGCTTGTTCTGCGTACTTTTGCGCTTCCGACTCGCTCTTAGCAGAGCTAGTCTCGCTTGTCTTAGCATTAGTTTCAGAAGCCTTGGCTTTTATTTCGCTTTCTTTAGCATTGCTTGCAGAATTAGCTGATTCTTGAGCTTTGCTTGTGGCAAGTTCTGCTGATTTTTGAGCTTGTGATACGGATTGAGCCATGCCGTCAAGATAATTCTGAATAAGTCTTTGAATTTCAGTGTCAAAATCCTCAACAGTTCCCATTCGCTTAACTATTCCGGGTGCAAAACACATCCATATCTGCTGTTTTTTTGTGTCGGAGTCGGTCGATACTGCCCATTCTCCGGCTTTCATTTTTAAGGGGTCAAACTCCGAGTATGCCCCTCGCCTCATTTGAATTGCCATAAGCTACACCTCATTCTCAATTACACTTTTTGCATATGCGTCAAGCGTTAATATCGCTGATAATGCATTATCATCTACAACCACACGATTTACCCTCGCATTTGGATTAATAACTTTGCCCTCACTGTTAATTTCGTCATAAGTTATTGCCATTCTCTTTACGGCTCCATCCTGTGCTATTGCATAACCTTTAATATTAATCATAATCAATTACCTCGCTTTCTGCTGAATATAGCAAATTGTCCATGTATTCTGTTGTTTCCGATATAATATTGTTTACCGTGTTATCTCGCTTTTCTTTGTACTCCTCTACGTTAAAACGTTCAAACCTTAGTGTGTCATATTCTTTTTGAATTGCTTTAACTTCCCATCCGAATTTTAAGTTAGGAGTTCCTTCAACCTCAAAATAGGCTGAATTTCTATTTAAAATATAGCAATCTCCTTTACCATACTTTTGCAAAAACACTTGATACTTGCACTCGGGGTCTATTGTTTCTGCAAAAATATCATCTAAATAAATTAGGCACTTGCCTGTTTCGTCCAAAGTTGCTTCTCCAATATCTCCAAACATTGGTGATGGCATTTCATAACAATATAGTAGGCGCTTATCATAATCTTCCGTATCTGTCAATCTGCTCTTGGTGCCTGAGCAAAAAAACATTCCTGGGTTGAGCATTACCATTTTCTTATAGTTTGTGTCGCCGCCCGAGTCATATAAGTCTATAAATCCCTCGTCTTGATTTCCGGCAAAAAATGTTGTTTTTCCGTTCGGATGATAGCCATATATATTGCACCCGGTTATGGAAAAAAGTTGTTCTGATTTTGGAACACTTATCTTCAATGTGCCTGTATCGTTCGCTGATTGCAACTGTATCTTAACGCCTGTTAATGTTCCTGTTTTTATAGCATTTGCACTTATTTCTAGTGCGCTCACATATTTACTTGTAACAGTATCTTTCGTAATTTGAGTGACTTTAGCAGTAGTGTCAGCCACATTATCCCAAGCAATTTTCACACTGCTATCAAGTGCAATGCCTTTATTATCCAGCGTTACAAGTGTCTTTCCGTTTGCGTCTTTGACATACTGCTTGCCGTTTACGTTATTCTCTCCGCCTAAAGTGAGTGTACCGCCATGCGCCCAGTCAAAATTAATGCCGATAGCCGACATAATATTGAAAATAGCGTTTCCGTCTTTATCAATTCCGGCATTCCATGTTTTACCATAGTCACTTGATACCGCCATTCCATTAGCTGTCATTTTCCACTGTATATTACTCGATTTCAAGTCTGATTTGTTGTGCATAATATAAATAATCGAGCCATCCTCTTGCACTTGTTCGGTCTTAAAAAGTCCGAGCGATTGAGACATTAGCTGTGTCAGCAATTGCATTTGCTTGTCATATACACTTAGTTGTGCATGTGCAACTTTCCTAGCCTGTACGACAGCCTTTGTCTCATTACTGAATTTGTCAGCACTATTTCTTGAAGCGTTTTCGGCATCACATGAAATTTTTGTGCCGCTTCCAACTGTAAATGTTCGGTTAGAAATAAAACAGCTATAGGTATTCTGCTTGCGGTCTGTCACAAGCGCCACATCTCCGCTCTCAATCAGTGGGTTTGACAAGAGTGTAGCATCAAGCGGTCTGAACCTCATGCCACCGATTTTCTTGAAGATATAATTTGCAACTGTCTGTGCTCTGTCTGCCGAAATAAACGGATTATCAGAGATTGAGACTACATATTCCTCTTTTCCGGCAAGTGTATTAACATCTTTTGTCTTGTCCTCTTTTGAAGTTACAGTTACTTTTACCCCAGTGATAACAACATCATCAGTCGCAACGTTCAAGTCTTTTTGCGTGTAAATATTGTGGTAATTTCTCGCCTCCGTGAATGTTCCACCATCAGCAATATCTCCACTTGAATAGTCGGTAAAATTTCCACCATCAACACTATCTCCGTCAGAGTATGGTGTAGTTTTTGTACTAAAAGTTCCGCCATTGTAATTTTGGCTCCCAAACTGGCTCATATCATACCAACCGATAAGCAATTCGCCATCGTGACCGCACTTGCCCCATAATCCGCTTAACTGCAAGATGTAGGCTATCGCCTGTCCATATGTGAGCTTTTGATTATCACTTGGTATCTCGTTAATCGTGTAATCAGAGTTATCAAATCTCGCCATAGTAAAAGGTACATCGCACTTAATACAAGCGTCTCTGACTACCTCATACGCTGTCGTAGGGTAGCTTAAATTGCTGTCATACTCACGATTGAAATTATTAATATTGTCAAGGCAAGTAAGTGTTATGAGTGAGCCGTCATAGCTCGTCTCGCTGACTCTATACTCACCGATTTTTAGTTTTTCGGTTGTGCCGTCAGAAAAGCTTTTTGAAACATATGCTGTTACGCTTGCCTTATCAAAATCATACTTGCTGTAATCTTCATAAATGTTATTCAGCTTAATTTTCAGTTTTCCGGCGACCAAAGCCCCGATTGTGAAAGTGCCATTGCTCGATGTTGAGTCATTGACTTCGAAGCCGTTCGCCCACAGTTCACTATCACTAATAGGGATTTTTTCACCGCTTGCCGTAACTATGTCAGCAAAGCAATTTATGTTTATATCATTATCGAGCATTACTGCCCTTTGCCATTTAGCCGATACGTTAAGCATTAAATCACCGCCTTATACTTCTATGAGGTCGAAACTCAATGTCTCATACCTCTTATTGTTAATAGTCCATATCTTGATAGGTGCGCTCCTATCACCCACATAGAATGTACGTGTTTCATCAGTGCCACTCATAGCGTCAGGATATGTCACTCTGATATATTCGGGGTTTACCATTTGAAGTATCTTTGCTGTCCTAGCCGTGTCTGTACCACTCCATGACAATTTAAGCTGTCGTTTCTGTGCTATTCTATTCTTGTGCATTTGAGCATCCTGTGTTCGCCCACTGTCGCTTGCAGACACATCAATCATGCCCCATTCAAAAGTTGATGGAGTGGGTAATGCCACTCCATCTACTAACATCATTGCCATATTGTTACCTCGTAAAAAGACACCCACGCAAGGGTGAGTGTCTTAGCCAAATTCATTTGCTACAATATATCGTTGTCCGTGCTTTGCCTTGCCTACTTGTGTCATGCGATAGAGCGTTTCACTGTCGCACTTAAACACATTTTCAATGACAGGTGCAGAGTTTCCGCCGGCATTATAGTTCATCATTACTTGTGCCATTCCTTCCATGACAGCCTGTTTAATTCCCTCGGTGATTTGTTGGTTGTTTGCAACTACGTTTTTGCCGTTTGAGAATTTACCGACTAACTCATTGTGATTAATGAAAGCCATGCCGTCCTCTCCCCTTGGGAAAATTCCACCACTAGCAAGCCTTGGAATATGTACTTTCGGAACTAACGATACTCCGTTCCAATTTGCACCAGCCACCTTAGCAGCCATAGAAACAACTTTGTTAAATCCTCTTAATAAAGAATTAATTCCACTGACAACAAAATTAACCCCATTCTCTATTTTTGATATAACGTAGTTCATAGCCCCTGTGACACCGCCTCTTATTGAACTCCACACATAATTAAACGCGTTTGTAATTCCGTTTTTCATAATATTAAAGCAGTTCGTGATAGGCGAAATAACATTGCCATTAAACCAACCCGCCACGCTTTGCCAAGTAGATATAACAAAGTTCTTTGCTACGCTAAGTGCCGATGTTATGCCAGCTTTCAACATATTAAAAAAGTTTGAAATCGGTTGTATTACTGTACCGCTAAACCAACTTGCCACCCCTTGCCATGTTGAAAATACAAAATCTTTTGCTGTCTGTATCGTTGTCTGTATAAGCGTTTTTAAAAAATTAAACAGATTTGAAATTGGAGTAATTACATTATTATTAAACCAGCTTGAAGCTACTATCCAAATTGCTTGAATTATTATCCAAACACCTTGAAAAATCTGTTGTGCTCGTGTAGCAAAGCCTTTAAAAAAGCCAACTATCGGCTCAATTACTGTGGAACTAAACCATTTCGAAGCTCCTTGCCACACAGTTACTATGTCTTTCCATAAAGAACCGAAAAAGCCACTTATGGTTTTCCACATATCTTTAAAAAATGAAACTACAGGCTCAATGACATTTTCATTGAACCAATCGCCAACCGTTGAAAATAGTTCACAAATTGCGTTCCAATTATCTTTTACTAAAACAACGATTGTTGATACTGCCGCCACTATTGCTCCAACAATTACCGCCGGCAATGCTGCCACACCAGCTAATATTGCTCCGATTGTGGCTAATGCAACACCTATTACCATTAGAATTTCATTTATCCAACTAAATCCGTCTTTTAACATTTTGACAAAATTTACAATAGATAAAATTGTTCCGGCTATTGCCGAAAAAGCAGAACCAATTGTTGCTAATAGGTCTACTGCCCCTGTTCCGAATGCGGCTGTTATTGCATCACCCAAGCTTAAGCCACTAAATAATCCCTCTATGAGCAATCCAAGATTAGTTGACAATGAGGCGAAAATCGTTTTAAATGCTTGCATTATTGCCGTTCCAATGCCGGCTCCTTCTACAAGCTCAAATCCAATTTTTGAAGCTATTGCCTGTGCTATCGCTTTTGATAATGATTTTCCAATAAAAGCGAGTGCCACTGAACCTAATTTTAGCGAAATTATCTTTTTTATCAGCAATGTGCCAACTATTATCTCAACAGTTTTGATGTCCAAATTGCTTAAAAAGTCCGTAATTCCTTTTAGTATGTCTTTCCACGACACATTTTTAATTGCCGTGGTTAGCATGGTGTATATTCCTTGTACCCATGCGTTAATAGTTTTTGCTAGTAACGCAAAATCAAAATTCTCAAAAAATCCATTAATGCCGTTAGCAATCGACAAGCCAAAATTAGTCCAGTCGAATGTTGTACCGAATGAATTGAGAAAATGCAAAGCTGTGTTTAGTGAACCGGCTATTGTTGCACCCAAATCATAAAAGAGTCTTGGGCTGATTAAGCCGTTAAGAAAGTCTGCAAGTCCTTTTCCGAAATTGTCAGCTTTCTGATAAATCTTCTTCCAATCAATGCTCTCCATAGCACTCGCAAGAGCGTCACCGATGTACTTTCCGAGTGAGTATAAATCCTTGATTGATGATTTGTATTTTTCGAGCAATCCATCGGTCTTTTTCAGCGAGCTATCAACACCACCTCCAGCTCCACCGCCACCGGAACCGCCACTGCCCGAACCGCCACCACTGCCACTATCGCTGTTATCGTCAAGTGCGTGTATCTCATCTATGCTAAGCAGTGTCTTTTTCAGTTTTTGAGCTTTCTTATTCGACTTATCGGCACTATCACCAATGTCTCCAACTCCGCCAGCTATGTCCTCCATGCCATCAACAGTAGCACCGCCACCGCTTATCTCGATAGTCCAACCGAAGATTGCTCCGAGTGCGTCAGCTACAGTTCTTGTGAAGCTGATAACCTTGAGCATTACTTTGCTTAAGGCTTGAACAAACGGCTTTAGAGCATTGATTATTACGCTACCTATGATACTGCCCCATGCTTGAAACTCTTGCTTAAGGACTCTTACACTGTTAGCCCAGGTATTTGCGGTCTTAGCGAAATCACCTTGCGCAGCTTGCGTATTTGCCATGACATAGTTGTATCTTAGCAATACCTTTTCAGCTTGCGTCATTGACTTGATATTTGCGTCAAGTCCGTTTTTCATAGCCCATTCCGAAAGTGTGGCCTGTGTCAAATCAAGTCCGTATCTCCTTAATGGTGCGATTGTTCCCGAAAAAATGGATTGTAAGCTCTTTGCAACATCAGCTTGGTCTACATCATAGAATGAAGCCATATCGCCAGCTAACCTTGTAAGATTAAGCGACATATCAGCCATGCTGTCTGTAGTCTTGTATAGTGTGTTATTTTGGCTCATAAGAGCTTTATTTGCCACAGCTGTACCATTTGCCACTTGTTCTGACGAAATGCCTATAGAAGTACCTAACGCTTGGAAACGGCTTGATATTTGCTTAACTGTTAGCTCCGACATTCCAAAATCTTGAATTGATGTTTTTGTAAAATCATCAACCTTGCTTGCCATATCGCCAAACGTGGTATCTACTACGTTTTGAACCTCTGTTAATTGGCTCGCTAAATCAACTGCACCGCCTATTTTCCCGACAGCTCGCATGACCAACCAATAAGTTGCGTAAAACTTACCGATAGTTGAAGCTAAGCCCCTGAATCCACTCCTTGTACTCTTAATTGACTTACTCGTGTTTGAAAAGCCTGTTACAAGTGACCTACTAGCCGAACCGACTTTCGAGCCTTGCTGTGACAGATTAGCAAGTGCGTTAGTCATTTGAATAATGTTGTTGCTGACTCTCGGCGCGTTAGATAATGTTGTCATTACCTCTTTTAAGGCACTGCCAAGGTTCCTGATATTATCCGCAGCATAACCGGCTGATTTTGAGCCAAGCTTTGAGATTGAAGCCGTTAGCTGTGTAATCTCTGCTGATTGCTTTGAGATATTCGCAAAGCCCGACAATTCTGTTGCCATGCTCTTTAAAGCACTTGCCGAGCTGACAAGCCTTGCAGTATCAAGGTTGCCGAGCTTCTCCATGTTGGTTGCAATCTTGCTAAAGGTACGAGTGTCAATACTGCTCACGCTTCTAAGTGATGTTGCAAGTTGTGACATTCCGCTCGCAAAATTACTTATGCTTGCACCATTGAGGGAATTGAGAGTATCTCCAAGTCCTTGCAACTTAGTTTGTAAATTGCCTATGGCTCTAGTCGCTTGCTGTGCGTCCGACTTGATTTGAAGCTCAATGCTCTCTGCCATTTTCTCACCTCCCTGTAATAAAAAAGAGCTACCCTAAAGTAGCTCTCATGTATTTATCCCTTGAGCAGATAGTATGTTGTAATCAATCCAACATATCTATCTTGCTTAAGACCTCTATTCTTTTGAAATACCATGACACATTTAGAAAGGTAGTCCGTCCACTTGCCGTAATCGGTATCAAGTTTGTAAAAATGGTACTTGTCATGTAGAGTTTTTCTCAACCACTTAATGGCTGTCGGGCAGTTATGCTTCTGGCCGCTCCACAGATTGTGATTTTTAGCAAATCTCTGTGAATTGGCTCCAAACTTGCCATCTTCTTTCAGTGCATCAGCTCCTTTGAGGTCGAAGCCTACATTCATAGCGTGCTGCCATTTTCTTACATCATCATTATCGAGGTAATATTCCTCATTGCCTTTCCAAGCGTTATTCTTTACCGGAGTTGCTATTGGTGTCGGAGTTGCTATTGGTGCCGGATTATTCTTTATTCCGTCACCCTTGTCAAGCTCAATATAGAGTAAGTTAGCATCAGTGCTGTTATTCAGACCACTACAGGTAAATGCGCTTGAATACTGCCAGCCATACAGAGAGTGTTGAATAACAGGCTTCTTTGTGCTATTAGGCTCATCACCGATAGACATTCCCTTAGTTGACGGATAGCGCGCAATCCAAAACGGACAATTAATCTGATTTGCGTATGGTACAATATACTGATTGTAAAAGCTAAGTCCTGTGTATACACCAAAGTTAAGCCCGGCGCTCTTGATAACACTCTGATATGTGTTGATAATATCAATAAGCGTCTGTCCGAGTCCTTGCTGGCATCTGTCCTCTACATCAAGCCATACAAATGTCTTTCTTCCGGCAAGTACCTCAATCACTTTCTGTGCATCCGTCTTTGCCTTATCTACTGTTGTAGCGTATGAGTAGTTGTAAACACCTTGTATTGGCATTCCTACATCAGTACAGCCTTTCCAATTCGCTTCAAAGGTTTTATCCGGATTAAGGTCTTTGCGGATTATTTTTAGGATTGCAAATTGCACTCCAGCCCACTTAACCTTACTCCAATCAATATTTCCTTGATATGACGATACGTCAATTCCTTTATATGCCATTTTGTCACCTCATTAATCAGGACTTTCAGGTAATCCCGACTGTCTTAATGCGTTAATTCGTTGCTTCATTTCGTAAACGGCAATTTCCTCATTAGACTCTTTGTATTTAGGCTCGTTATCTTCTGAGTATTGCTCATTTAATGATTTCTCAATGTATTTTGCTCTTGCTTTATTACCATTTAAGGCTCTGTCAATCGCTGTAAGAGTTGCGCTTAATCCGTATGTGCCCCACCAAGCCCACATGTTGGAGTCGGTTTCTTTTTGTGCAAGCATATAAGCCTTTGAATAAGGCTCTAAATCAGCCGGACAAGACATGTCTATGTCCTCAACGCTAAATCCATAGCCTTTAGTTACCAAAAGCCAATATGGGCGGATTTCGTTGCAATATACTTCCCATGTAAGCTCTTTTACTTCTTGATTGGTTTCTTCTTGGCTGTCTGTACCTCTTTCGCCAACATCTTGGATAAAAAACTGTTTTTCTCCATTTCCGCAGACAAGCCATTATAGAGTGATTGTAAATCTCCGCCCTCTTCATTCTCCGGGTCAAGATAATCGTCAAGTAAATCGTATACCTTTACGAGCTGTTTCTCTTTTGCTTCTTTATCATTAAAATCAAAGCCAAATTCGTCAGCATGGAATTTCTGCAAGCCTACGAGTAAAAACTCCGGTAAAAACTCAAGCATGTTGTCAATGACTTCAAGTCCCTCACCCTGTTGCTTCATTCCTACGAGCCTTGGGATAATTTTATTCTTAACTACCGGTGCGTATCCGAATTTAACTGTGTATTCTTTTCCGTTTAATTTAATTTTCATTTTATCTTTCCCTTTCTCCCTATTTTATATAGGGAAAGAGGCAGTATTAAAACTGCCTCAATTACCTTACTATATTGTATCTTCAAGTTCGCTGTCAGCCGTGCTATCATCATAGCCAACCGCTACGGCTTTTTCCGATTGGCTCACCCTTTTTTTGTGAGTGTGATTCCCGTTGGATAGCCTTGGTCATCCTCTGTTACCGCAACATTGTAGTTATCCTCAATCCACTTAGGTACTGTCTGAACTGATACAGTCGCAGTTCCTGTTAAGTGGTCATCGGAAGCCTCGCCTGGGGCGAATGACTCCTGTCCAATAAAAGCACAGATACCCTCTGAACCTTTTCCGTCTGTGCCGTAGAGGATAATAAAGTCGAGCTTCTTACCCTCGTTAGTTACCATCTCATCCTTGTACTTTTTCTCAAAAGCTCCCTCAACTTCCATAGAGCCGGCTGAACGTCTACCCATTTCCTGTGTCTCTACTAAATCTTCAAGAGTTGAAGTATCTACCATGTTCTGTGAGCCGAATGGTGAGGGAATTGTTTTAGCTCTGATTAAGAGCTTGTAAGTTCCAACCCAATAATCGCCACTTGTGGCGGATGCGGTTGGTGTCTTGTAAGCAATTCTACTTTTTAATCCTGTTGCCATTTTTGTTACCTCCTAATTTTTCATAAAAAAATAAGAGCCAAAAGGCTCTTATAATCTATCATTCCAGTCGAATGACCGCCTAGCACGTAATGTTGCTGTCCATAATTTGCCGTTTTTCCTAGCGAATGGAATCGTTGTCAGCTTGAATGACATAGCTTTGTATTCATTAGCCACTGTCTGCGCCACATTCAAGGCCTCTGAACGGCTTTTATTCGTTGTAACAATTACTTGTGCCGTAAATAACACTGTATTTATTCTTTCGCACTCTAAATCCTCATTCTGTTCAATAGGTTCGAGTGCCTGAACAAGCACTGTCGGGAAACTAGCCGTTGCACTGTCCGACTGTTCCTCTTGTGTGAATTTTAGCTTGGGATATTTAGTTTTCAATTTTTTCTCACATCGGGCTTTCATAATCGCATATGTGAGGTTTTCAAGGTCATAAACCCATTGATTTTGACTCGCCACTTTATCACCTCAACTAAAATTTTTTCGTGCTGTTTTCATAATGTCATTTTCCATTTTCAAAAATGCGTGATACATCGGCATTGTAGGCGTAATGCCATATGAATGGTGTAATTCTCCGCTTTCGTCTCTCCAATACCAACCCTCACTATCAAATGCGTGTGTCTGCCCCGGAAAAGTTCCTTGACCGCCCCTTGCATCATTAAAATGCGGTTTAGCTTTCCAACCGGAGCCGTATTCAGCCATAAGCAAAGGCGATACATCAACTGTCTTAAGTCCGTCTGCTGTCTGCCATGTGCTTTGTATCTGCCCTGTTTCGGTAGCAAGCACAATAGCTGTACAGCCGTCCGTTGTATCTTTAATTTCGTAACTAAATGTAATATAGTGCCCGAAATTGCCTGTATTTGCTTGTGCTACAGCAATGCCATTACTAGCAAGCTCTCCAACAAACGCTATGCACTTGTCCTGTAAGCGGTCTTTGTATCTTTCAAGCTTGTCTATCGCATCTTGTATAGATTTTTCTGTCAGAGAAACGTCAATCTTCATAATTACACTTCTTTCACAACTGCTTTGAGCATGTATTTAACTGAATAGAGAGAGGGCTTGACTCCGACTATCGTAAAGTCTGCGGAAGTTGAATCAACTAATCCGTTTTCGTCCTTTGTAGGCTCACTATCAAGCCAAATAACGTCACCTTTTTTAAAAGGGTATTCTCCTCTGTCTGTCAGCAAAACAGCATCAAAATCAGCCACATTAAAGCCATATTCCTTGTTCTGTGCTTCTCCTCCGTCAAACGATATATTCGCCCGAAAATCAACCGGCTCCGAAAAGCCTGTTTCCTCATGGGTGTAATATATCTTCTCTCCGTCCTCTGTTTCATAAAACTTTAGATTTCCGTCCTCGTCTTTATCGTATACTGTGACAGTTTGACCTTGAAGTGCGTATTTCATGGCTTGTTTATTAATGTCAAGCATTTTTCTTTGTCTGCTTGTAAATCTGATTAACACCGGTACTTGCCATGCCCGACACAATGCCAACTGCTATTGCATCAAGGATGTTGTCTGCCGGATAGCCCGGAATTACAAACATTCCAACAATACCGAGTATTCCACCGGCTACACCTACGATAATAGGAATAATATTATCTTTAACCTGTGGTATCTGCTTTGAAGCATATCCGATTAAATAAGTAATTACCATAATAGCAACTACTGTAGGTACTTGTGTAAAGTCCATGTCTTAGTCCTCCTTATCACTGTTAATTCTTGCTTCAAGCCCATCTATTCTGTGATGAGCCGACTTAACGCTTCCCTCGACCTTAACAATTCGGTTATCGTGAGAGTTGATTTCTTTTCTCATTTCCAATACCTCGTTTTTTATCTCGGTTGTGTTGCTTGATATAGTGTCAAGCTTTATGTTTATCTTTGTGTTCTCCCGAACACGTTCCGTAAGCTCTGAATTATCGGACTTTTTGTTATTCTTTAGGTTAAAAGCTAAAGTAAACAGCCCAAAAAAGACGGAAAAAGCAACTGATACGATGCTTATAATTACTGCTATTGGCATTGATATACCGCCTTTCGTATAATTTTGGCACACCGCCCACCACCACTTAATGTGTACCGCCTGCTACCACTTTACCGACATCAGTAAAATGGTAACGCACAATCTTCTTTTTGCTTATAGCACTTTGACAAAAGGGAAAACTCCGACAAACAGCTTATCTCTGTCTTTCCATGTACGGCTCACCCCGCCCTCACTCAATGCGCTCATGTAGTTCTCGCCGGCTTGCGAATGGTCGTAGACAACAAGATTGATAACGACATTCTCAAACTGCTTTAAATCGGCAGTTATATCATCATCAGTGAAAGTGTCCGGATAACACCTTTTTGCCTTTACATCTTCCGTAGCTTGCTTAATGAGCTGTTCAATGAGTGGGTTATCTTCCTTGTTGTCGAACACTACCACATCAGATGCTGTTTCATCATCATTCGTGACTGTATCAATATGAAATTGTTTGAGTCTAATTTTGACTTGCTCTAATGTGGTGTATTCCATGCCGAGCTCCTTATAATCCAAACTTTTCAATTAACATTTTCTTCAAGTCACTGCCATTTATTTCTGTGGCATTTTCAATACCATTTTCGCTCGCAAGCTTCTTTAGGTCGGCTGTTGACATTCTGTTAATTTCTGTCTTTGTGTATGGTGTTTCAGGTGGGTTCATAAAATCAGAAGGTACCGAATTGCTATTGCTTTCCGGTACCTCATCTCCGACTTTATACCACACTCCATCATGCTTTATAGAGTGCGTTGCTATCATAAGCCTTAATCCTCCTTAACTTTGAGAACCATAACGCTATCCATACCCTCGAATGTAGGTAATCCAATCATAGATACGATACAGTGAGTATTGATAGGATGGTTTGTAGCATATGTGTATACAGATACACCGGTCTCAACAAGTGAGAGGTTTCCGTCTGTGATACTTCCGCTTCTTTCCTCCGGAGTCTTACCAAATGTGTAATCGCCAAGGAATACTCCGGCAGACTGCGCAGATACAATGCCTGTTGGTACAAAGTACTGTGTCTGTCCTGTCTCATCAACGTAGAGCTTATCGTATACTTCAATCTCGATACCATATCCTCTAAGGTATTCAGTAACCTGTCCTTGCTGTAATCTGATACCGCCATTGTAAGCAGTGATACCGAGCACCTGTTTCTTTGTGTCCTCTGCCTTAAGCACCATTTCCCAAGTCTCTGTATTCATGGTGAAACGTGTAAGTGAGTAGCCTGTAGCCTTTGCAAAATCTCTACGAGCTGTGATAAGGTCATCGAGTGGTGCACATGTGGTAGACTTATCCCATGCGCTTGTGCCGGTAATTGACTTAAAGTGCTTTTCCTTATGCTCTGCACCATTGTCAGCTGTGTAATCAACGACATAGTTCTTATCGCCAAGTACAACCTTTACCTTTGGTACACCATCTGTAGGTGCGAGTAACTGCCAAATCTGTCTCTCCGGTACAACTAATGCACCCTCAATTAACATCATTGGTTTCTTTGAGATTTCACGTAATACGTTATTGGCAAGGTTAGAGTTTTCAGAAGTTCTGTAATTGTCATACTCCTGTTCCTCTTTCTCCGTTACCATATATCCCTCACGATAGAATGGCATAGAGTTCTGAATGTCAGAGAAACCTCCAACATCTCTTAACTCTGCCTGTGCGTCAAAGTTTGAAGCTTTGAGCGATACCGGCAGTCCGTTCTTGCCCTTGATAAATCTAAGGTCGAGCGAGTCCTGTTTACGTGTTCCGAATTTCTGTCTGCCAAGATAAGGGGCAGTTCCTAATGTCTTCTTGTAGTTATCCCACATTACACCGAGACTTCTCGCTGTAAATGCTTCTGCTAATGGTAATGCCATGTTCTTCTACCTCCTTTTAGACCTGACTTGCTACAATCTTTGGTGCGCCATAGAAAGTAACTCTAGGTGTTGCAGTTCTAGCTTCATCTGCGATTGAAAGTGACTTAACTTTCTCCCAATCAATAGTTCCCTGATATACATATGTTCCCGGTGCGTCACCCATTGTTACATCTACATCGTGTAACAGATAACCCTTGCACTCTGCGTCATTGCTTGGGAATGGTGTACCAGCCGGCACAATCTTCATTCCGTTTCCATCTGCGCTTGTTACCATAGTCTGTGGTACAAGGCACGCCGCACCCTCATAAGGGAAAAATTTTAAAATTCCTTTACCCTGTGTAAAGTCTCTTACGATTGGTTTTCCCATCGTTCTACCTCCTGTTTAAATTACATAGCTGTTTTGACTTTCAGCGCTCGCAACTGTACCGAATGAGATTTGTTCTGCATTTGCTACATCTGCCGGCTTTGAGTCGGGTTCATCATTTTTACCGCCATTGTTTGGATTAGGAGTACCTTTGAGTGCGTTTTTCTCATACTCCGCTATCGCATTGGCTTTCATATCGGAAATAATCTTGCCAAGTGATGTTGTGTCAAAAGAGCCATCCTCTTTTACTACTGTCTTTGCCTGTTCTGCAGTAATTCCAAAATCAGACATTGCACTCTCTCGTAAATCTCTGACAGCATTATCTTTCTGTAGCTTGGCTATCTGCTGATTGGCTGTCTCTAAGGCTTTATTTGCCTTTTCAAGCTCCGTCATGTTGCCATTCTGTAGCTCGTCAAGCTGTGTCTGTAGCTCGTCAGCTTTGTCGGCTTTAGCCTTATACTGATTGGCTTTCTCTTTCTCTCTTGCCATTTCCTCACCGCTCTTGTTAAGCAGATTTGTTATCTGCTCATCCGTTGCGTCCGGAAAAAGCTTCAAAACATCATTTCTTGTCATTTCAATTACCTCCGTAACTCACGCTTTTGTTATCGCGGGTCGCTCCCGCCGAGTTTTTCTGTTGTTTAACGCACAACTGCAAATTTTGTATAAAAAATGAGCAACCGCACCGATTAAGATGTAGTCGCTCATTTAATATCAGTTATTGAATTATAGAAATTTTTAGCATAAAAATACCCGCTCCGTGGTTTGGAGTGGGTAGTGTGACTAATTAATTAAATACTACTTTAGTTGACTAGTAATCAGTCTCAATTTACAAATAATTGCTTATAACATTTTGAATCAGCGTAGCCTGTATCAATCCAACTGTTTCCATCGCCTTTAATGTATTGCAATGATGTATAATCTGATTCAATTGTCGTTACTGTAATGTTAACATTGCCTGTTACGCTTTCAATTGTTACTGTTTTTGTCGTTGTATCGTAAGAGTTTGATATGTCAACTCCGCCCATCGTTACTACAACCGCAGATATTTTATAGCCAAGTGATGCTGTAACAGTACATGTGTACTTGCTTCCTTTTGCAACATAATTGCTTTTGTTGCTTAATGTTGCATTTTTAACATCACTTGTAATCTTGTACATTCCATCGTGTACTAATCCATCAAGTTGTGACATCAAAGGCGATATATCCTCTGTATATGTACCTTTTGACAATATGTCATATATTACTATCAATGATTCGTTATTAGCACTCGATGATTTCAAATTATTGATATCTTCCTTTAGTGAATTAGTTTTTTCTTCTAATCCATTCAATTTACCTCCAGTTGCTTTAGCATCAGCCGGCATCCCAGCAATTGAAAGTGTACTATCGGTCGTAATCTGAACAGGATGCTCTTCAAAATACTGTTCTACAATCTTCTTAATTGCTTCGTCAGTTACGCCACCTTGTTCAATTCTCTTTTTAAGCATTGCGTATACTTCGTCAGCTCTCATTGCGTCCTCCTTATTGTTTAATCCAAACACGATTTATAGCATCGTACTTATAGAGTTCCGATACATCAATCATGTAACAACTGCTACCAAAAGAGACGTAGTGTGGCAACTTGTCATAGTCTTTTGATAAAGCATTGTATTCTCTGTAATTTCCGCTTGATACAATAGCCGTTATGCTCCCCATGTCCGGGACTTCTTCGCCAGCATTATAGGTTATGCCGTCTTGAATCACTGTATAATCATATTTCATTGTTAATACCTCGCTCATTATTTGTAATATTTAACGCTACATCGACAGTTAGAAATCTCTTTTACCTCTGCACCTAGCGAATGGTCTTTTGGAAACATCATCAGTGAATTTCCAACCTCAAACGGCTCAAAAATATCAATTCTCTTTCTGTCAACTTCTGCATGTGTAGGTCTGACATGTGAATCTTCTTTTGAACGCCACTCTTTTGTTTTGTAACCCTGTTTCACCATATCGGTTTGCAATCTGTAATTGCCGACTGCATTAGCTTCATTCGCAGCTACATTTTTTGCCCGCTTTTGTGAAGTAAAATACTCTACGTCAGTATTTTGCGTGGTAGCGTCAACTACCTCATTCACAACGTACCGAGCATAGTCTGTAATGTATGAGGGTGTTTTCTTTGCCTTACAATACTGTGTGGCAATGCTCTCATATCTGACAATAAATTCTTTGGTGATAGTGGTTATCTCTGTTTCATCCTTGCCGGATAACAAGGCAAATAGCATAACAAAGATTTTTTCAAACTTTTCAGCAAGCTTTTTTCTATCTTCCTTTTCCTCGTCCGTCAAATCCATCTCACCAAAATATGTATCATAATCTATGTCTTGTATTTCATTTTTGTTAAGTGCGTGGATTTCGTCTGCCATATCAAGCTCCAAAATAAATTGACAGCCAATTATTCATCGGCTGTCTTTCCATTGTTCTTATCATCGTTATTATTGTTAGGTGTAGCTGTTGTCAGCTGTTCTTCCGGGAATAACATTTCCATACGCTTAGCGCTTTCAAGAGTAACTTGTTCAGGGTCACTAAACATGTCAATCGTCTTAACAGCTCTTTTGTAATTGATACCGCACCTAAGTAATATTTCAAGCACTTCTGCTTTAACAAGCATGTTGTCTAGCTTATTATGATTAATGTGTATCTCAACATCACTAGGCATAAGTGTAAAGCCTTTATTAATTCTCAGCCTGTTAAGAATAAGCCTAAGTGCCATTCTCTCTGATTTCTTAAGGATAGGCTCATTAATAGCTGTCCTAAGCCCTGCATCGTAATGTCCGTTTCTCAATTCTACAGCCGAGCCGGTGTCACCGCCTGTGTTACCCTGACGATTTGCGAGACCTTGAATACTTAAAAACCTTTCAAAAAGGTCAGTAAAAACCACTTGCCCCTCTGTCTGATTAAGTTCGCTCGTCATTACATCAACATCAGCCTTGTTATCTGAACCATTGTTAGATTTGACTACCAATGCTCCCTCTTGTCGCATTTTTCTGAATGTATCTATGTCAATCTCGCAATTAACAAATTTCACCCATGCAGACACGAACTGCTCGACACCATTAATTCTGTCTGATGTAAGCACGTTAATAGCGTCTGTGATTGCAATAGTCATTTCAATGTCAGATAATCGCCTTGCATTGTTTGGATATTCAATGACCGGAATGGCTCTGTTGCCGTTTATTCCGCTTGCGTAAATCTTGCCGTTGCGAATATCAAACCACTCATTATCGGTGAACACATAATAAATATCTGCTCCGTTCTCGTCCTCTCCGATTTGGCAAGAGAATGCCGGACGTCCGTTTGAGTAGTATGCTACAAACGTATACATTGGATTTTCAGACGATAAAGAGAAATCGCTTTCATCAAGCAACTGTCCTTGTCCATCGTCATTACCGATAAATCTGTAGCCGGTACCGCATATGCTTCTCCAACGATGTATGTCTATATCGCACTCCTGTTTGCTCTCTGAATCCATTGTGATATTAAGCTGTGTGATTTCTTCCGACTTGTGGTTATCGGTGCCACGCAACACATATTGGATTGGCTCGGCACACATTTCTGCGGTTTTGCGCTCAACAAGTTCATATGCAAGATTTACAGCAATCTTGTTATTGATTTCCGGGCGGTTCACTTTCTGCCGATACAAAATCGGTTGGTCACCACGATAGTATCTGTCAAGATACTCAATCTCAATAGCATTTTGCTCGTGAATCACAAGTGCTTTATTCAGTTCTTCGATTATGTTGTTTTTTGTGATTTGCCTTTTACGTGTAAAAATAACTTGTCTGCCGTAATTATTCTGACAGACAGCCGAAAAAGGTCTTACGTTTTTATGAGCATATCTATACATCAATAAAACCTCATGCCACTTGCAGAAGTTCTCTGTGGAACCTCTTTTATCTGAAATTCTTGTGTGCCAGCCCAAAACCATATCCACTTACGGCAGTGCGTACACATTACCTTGTGGTGCTTCTTATCGTTTTTATTTACCCACGTCAATAGCTTTCCGCAACGAGGGCACATTACACTTCGTTTTCCTGTTGGTACAATATTCTGATTATTCATGTTGTCCTCGTTTCACTAAAAATAGCACCCACAATCTGTGAGTGCCATTTCTAAAAAAGATTTTACGCAATGAACGAATTACGATTTTTTCATAGTTATATTATAACTGTCAATTTTTTAAGTGTATATATGCAATGATATGCAAAACTATGCGCACTACTGCACATTTTCAAGATATTCTTTTCCGTAAAGCCTTTCAAACTCTTGCAAGGCTCTGCCGTGGATTGTAAATATCTTTCTTATGCTCCAATTTGTAGCCTGTGCGATTTCTTCAAAAGTGTTTTGATTGACATATCTCATTGAGAGTACGTGATAATAGTCGGTATTCTCCATGCTATCAATTTGGCTGATAATATGATTTCTTTTTCTCATAAATTCATCAACAAGTCTGTCTGTATCTTTTTCCAAGTCCACAATTTTAGTTACTGTACTGCCTAATTTATCTTTGTCAGATGAAACATCAACCGCTTCTTTGTCCGTTGAAACAGTAACGCTACATGCTATTGTCTTAAGCCGGTATATTTCAGACAGTTTGTTTTGTATCATTTTATCTAATCTGCTAATTTGGTTTAAGTAAGTTTTTGTATTCATTAATAAAGCCCTCCTCTGAACGGATTATGTACTGCTTCAACCTTTGCTATCCTACTGCCTTGTTTCATTCTTAAGGCAAAGTTTGAAAAAACATCAGGAACATCATCGAGCTGTTTTTTACCTGTTACCGAATATCGTTTCAGCAGTGATACCATTACTCCATAAGGCTCATTAGGCTTATAAAGTGATTGGTCTTTAAAAATAATATGTTGTAAAATCCAGTTAGAACACTGAAAAATACGTGCTTCCTTATTTGTCTCTGTCGGTACATCAGTGATGTTGCATATCCACCCTTTATTTTCAACTCGCTTATTGACTTCCATGGCCACTCTGTCACCACCGGCATTACGCTCAAACTCGCACTCTTGTACCTGATTATTGACTAATGTGTTTGACGCATTTTCATACTGCATTTCATAGTCTGCCGTATTATCACACACACAATCAACGCAATAATAATCCTCGCCATATTTTTGCAGTATCGGCATAACAAAATAGTCTGTGCCTTTTCCTTTTGTATCGCATTGAGCTGTGATGATTTCCGGTTCGCCATGTGGAAGATTGAAGTATCTGCGGATTTTATCATCGGGAAACAATAAGCCCTCACGCTCGATAGGTTCCTGTTTATACAAACATCGGTAAGAGATTTCGTCCATGAGTAATTGTTGGTCCGCAAAAAACTCTTTTGTAAAACCGCCATATTCATAATCAAAATTACTTTCTCCTGTCACCGGGTCTACATCGGGTACTGATATTGTTTTGACTCTTGGATTTCCGACATACATATTTTGAACGCGTCCGATAACATCATGTACGCTCCAACGAGTGGCAATATGTATCTCTTTACATGGTTTTCCGTCCGTATCTTGTGTCTTACGTTGTCTTGCGTCTACTGCGTATTTATCCCATAATTTATCAAGTATTGTAGGATTTAAGGCCTCCTCAATTCCACCTATCATATCATCAACTAGCAAAAATTTACTTGCACGTACTTTTCCGGCATTCTTGCTTCCAACAGAAGTACATTGCACTGACGGAAAAGGCTTGTATTTGCCAATATTGAATTGCTCCATTTTGGCATTCGTGCTGGTAACTGATAGTTTAGGGAAAATGTCATGCCATGCATAATCATCATCGGTAACAATGTCGTATACTCCATCGTAGTACATTCGTGTAATGTCACCACTGTGTGAATAAAATAAGCTGTAGTCTTTTGGAAACCAACCGGCAACTGCCGAATGAAAAAATTTCTCAATTGTACTCTTTCCAGCTCCAGGCACTAGGCTCACACATAATATGTCGTATTTATCATCAATCATGCCTTGCAGTGCGTCCACAAGTCCGATTTTGATTAATTGTTTTCTACGTGGCATGTAAAATCGGTCTTTAGGCTCACGCTTTTTCTCTATGTACTGAAAATAGCTGTCGACTATTTTGTTTTGAGCTTCAAGCAACAAAACCTCATACTTTTTGTTTATCAGCTCATATGTGGTTTTGTGGTCGAATGCGTATTTTTCCAAATCCCAAATCGTACCACCTGTTTTAGCCGTGCAGAAGTCCTCTATAAGCTCTTTTGCCCTCTTAGTGAGTTGTAGCCCATACTCAATATCTTTCTCGCCATTTATGGCTACACTACAAGCGTCTACATAGGCATTAATTACTTGCTCGTCTTTTCCTTTATCCTTTATGTAGTTTTCATATCCGTTTACTGTGGAAATAAGGCTCTGACTAGCCATAAGAAAAGCACCTCCACTTTTAAAAAAGCAAAGGTGCTTATAGACCTCTGCCTATAATTTTTCTAGGGTAGCGACTAACTCCATTTGTTAGCCGGTAAATTTTTATTAGAATGTTGGCATTGCTTCATTGCAAGCCGGATATAATTTCTGCACAAGTGCACTATAATCGTCAATTACATATCTTGCCGAAGCTATGTATGTTTTAACGCCATATCTTTGTGCTGTATCTCTTTCAATATAACAGCCTTTCCAATCATACGCTTCATCAATTCCGATAAATACATCAGCCTGTGCCAGCTTCTTAAGGCTTTCGCCTAAATACCATACAGCCTCTTTGCTGTCTTTCGGTGGATTATCCTCGATGTAGCTGTCGATAAGCTCTAATTCTTCGCCCTCGTATATTTCAGCAATCTTTTTCATTTTCTGAATACTAGCTTTGATTTCTTCCTCTGTTCTGCCTCTCATCGGCACACTTACAAATAACTTCTTCATGTTCTCGGTCTCCTTTTCTATGTTTTATCAACCTTTATCTTTCTAAGGTCAGCAGCTACAATTAGTCCGTAGCCGGTAATTGTTTTTATTCGTTTGCTTTGAAATTGTAAATCGGTTTTATAATGTCAACTATTTCAACAGTATCTTTTATATTTCCAATTATTTCATCCATTGTTTTATATGCCATAGGGCTTTCATCAATCGTAGATGTATTTACAGATGTTGTAAATATTCCGTCCATTGCTTTTTGATACTCTTCTAGTAAAATGCTTTCTTTTGCCTTTGACCTACTCATAGTTCGTCCCGCTCCATGCGGTGCTGAATAATTCCAATCTTCATTTCCCTTGCCAATTCCCAAAATGCAACCGTCACGCATGTTTATTGGTATTAGTACTTTTTCCCCCGCTTTTGCAGAAATAGCGCCTTTACGAACAATATTTGTATCGTGTTCAATGTAGTTGTGAATTGTTTGAAATCGTTCCGTTTCTTTTGTAACTTCCCACCCCATATAGTAACAAATAATGCTCTGAATGGCTCTTCTATTAATTTTCGCAAACTCTTGACATAATTTCATATCGTGCAAATACATTTCTCTATGTTTTCCAACAAGATATGATAACTCTCTAGGGATTTTAGTTGTATTTGCTTCGTAGGACTGCTTTAATTCTTTGATAGCCTTGCTGATTTCTCTTTCTCTTTTACATTTTTTGTATTCAGAAATCAATTTCTCACTATCTTGTTTGAAATTCGATTTTCCCGAAATATCGTCAATCGCCATTTGCTGATATATTTCTGCGACTTGCTTTCCGACATTTCTACTTCCCGAATGAATAACAAGATATTTATTATTCTTGCTATCGCTATCAACTTCGATAAAATGATTGCCGCCTCCCAACGTGCCGCAACTTCTTTTCAGCCAATCTATATTTTTCAACTGCTCCTTGCAATACAATTTTTCAATAATATCGCTTGCGACAGATGAGTTTTCTTCTTCATGAACCTTTCTACCACTTGGAACATATTCTCTAATGATGTTATCTAATCTCTCAAAATCAATATCAATATTCCCCAAGTTTGTAGTAAGCATCCCACAGCCTATGTCAACTCCAACAATATTCGGTATTACTTTTTCTCCTAAATCAGCAGTAAATCCGATAACACACCCTGCTCCTGCATGAACATCCGGCATAATTCTTATCTTGCAATCCGAAAATGCTGGCTGTTTTACAAGCGTATATATCTGATTTAATGCTTCATGTTCTATATTTTCTGTAAATATTTTCAAATCAGCCATAATATGTTCCCCTTTCTGTTGATAATCAGCAATCATTATTTTAGCTGTAATAAACCATTTTGTGGCACAAAGGACATTCGCATTTCCAGTTATCGCCCTCTCGTTGGTCGCCACAATACTCATATTCTCTATTGTTTGCTTCAAAAATGGTATAGCAATTTTTACAACTGAATTTTAAAGGCTTATCGGCAAAATCTAAGTTGCCTTTTTGAATTATCTTCATCCGTTCTAGTCCTCCACATTCTTACTCTTTGTCTGCCTCGTTATCTGCCTCAATAACAGGCTTATCTCCTAAAGTGGAACAATCTATACGTTTGCCATTTCTACCGCTTATTTCCTGTGATTGTGCTTCTCTAAGTGCTTCGCGCTCTATTGATTTAATTACTTCTGCCATGCTCATTACTCAAACGCTCCCTCAAATCCTTGCAACTATATGTTCTTTTGCAAAATCTTTTTTAGCTTCATCGTAGATAACCGAACTATTTTTATCAGTTTTCAATCTATCAAATTCGCAAGTAACTTTTATACCATCTTTGTTACTGCATTCTGCATGATAATCAATGACACATACTTTCTTCTGCCATTTTCCATTGGCATAAATCTTTGTGTAACCGCCAGCTCTTGTTTTAATAATTATTTTACTTCTTGATTTCTTCATTGCTCATAAACCTCTTGAACTCTTTCCTGCACTTAGGGCATAAATCGTATTGGATATTATCTCTCCATATAGCCATTGGAAACACTTCCCTTGCTAAATCTTCGGCTGTGCATATGCTTTTTTCGTAAAGAGGTTTTACCTCTCTTGTTTTGATATATGCACATTTTTCATCGTAGCGTATTATTTCTTTTCCGCACCTGTCACAAGTGCGCCATTCTTTTTGATGTTTCATCCTTCCACCGCCTTTCAAACCAACCCTAGCATACACAAAATATCAAGTCCTGATATTCTCTCCGCACCCTCTCTTGTGTGCATAAGAATTTCTTTGAGTCTTTCATTTTCTGCATTACTATACTTGTCTTTGCTATACGCTTCTGAAAAACAATAATATTTGCAATATCCATAGCCTGCACCAAGCATGGTGCCGTGAACGCTCTTTCCGACAATATCATAATATTTTGGTACTTTTAAAATATCGTATTTTTCATCTAGGGTGCATCCCTTTTGCTCCGCTTTTAGCTTTGATTGAAGATATTTCAGAAAACTTTGTATATCCTGTTCTGATTTTGAAATATATAAAATTGTTTCTTTCAATTTTCCACCAACTTTCAAATCAATCCGTACATATACAGAATATCAAGTGGTGTTATTCTCTTTCGATTAAAAGAATTACTAACAATATAATTTGCTAAATCCCCATCTTCCCATCCGTCCGTACTTGTCATAGAATCATAAATCCGCTTATATTCTCCGGTCAGTTTGTCAAATTCAAACCATCCCAAGTCAAGTGTTACTCCGTAATCATAAAATCCCCTGTCAGACCACTTTCTGACATAATACATTAACTGCTTATATGAGAATCCAAGCCTTTCAAAAATATTTCCAATAGTTCTTATGCTCAATTCTCGATTGCTTGAAGGCAATTTTCTTTTCTGTTCATTCACGCAAGCTCTAAAAAATATTTCTTCTAATGGTTTCATTCTTCCACCAACTTTCTACCGCAGATAGGGCAAAATTTTATATCTTCGATTTCAATTCCAGACATAAAAGGGTCACTACATCCGAAAAATAAATGAAATGCATTTTTAAATTCAACAATTTGTGTTTCATTTTTTTCGGGATAATATCCGCCTCTAAAAGCTCCTTGCTTGATTTTTTCCAATTTTCCTATTTTGCAACAAAACTCGCACATATTACGCCTCAATCCCATATTCTTTGAAATAGTTTTCAATATCTCAGTGCCTAGTTCTTTTGTTTTTTAATACATTTGTCTTGTGGATAAATAATATGCGTTTTTATATCCATGTTGGCTGTACAGTCTATCCCGGAACTATATTTTGCACATTTTTCTCTGTATTCGCATATATCGCATTCGGTATTTTTCTCTTTATATTTTCGAGGCCTGTATTTCTTAAAATCCTTGCACTCGCAGTCAAGTGATGTATCATTTCCTTTTTGACAATTATAAACCGGATATTCTTCTCCTATTTCCTCATCAAAAACAAAATCTTCATCACAATATTTGCAAATTGAGCAATCTTTCATACCGCACCTCAAATCTTTGTAAATATATCCAAATCATAGTTATCTCTGATATAGTCAACAACTTCCTGTAATTTGCTTTTTACAAATTCATCTTTTGCAATATTAGGGTGTGCATAAAACATGCAACTATCTTTCTTGCAGTCCGCTTTATACTTGCGGTAATTAAACACCATCGTAAAAAGCGGTATCCTTGTAAGATTCTTTGTCTTATATCTTATCCAACAATCAACAATTTTCTTAATCATTATTTCTCCTTTGCCTTAAACAGTGTGTCAGGAAATGGAATGCCTAAAAAATGCATATTTGCGTACTTTCTGAATGTTGGTACGCTCATACCGGCTATCTTTGCAGCTTGTGCCTGTGAACATCTGCCATATGCGTATTCCATCAATCCCTCTCGGAATGAGTCAATATTTCGTGTCTTAACTCCTTTTGCCATATTTATACCTCCGCTTAATACTCTATAATGCCTTGTGCCAACTGTAGTAGATAGTCGCTTTTAGCAAAATGTGTTATCGAGTAGTTAGTCTCTCTTCTATGTGTTCGTCTGAAATGCTCATTAACCATTCTATCAAGCCCAGTAAGCCCTGTTTCATCTGCTAGGTAAATTCTTGTCCACTCAAAGTGATTATGTTCCGTATCGGTCACATTAGAAAGCGACAGGCATACATTAGTCAGTGCCTTATCCGTCAAGATTGGGTGAAACTTGCAAAAATAATTTTCGTACAGGCACATGTATCTGCGGAATGAGCTTTTAACTGTTCTTCTGATTGTCTCGTTTTCAATGCTATTGTCGCAGATTTCAGAGAACCTATAGACCATATCATCTTTCTTTGCTTGCATATCCTTTCGGGTAACCCTTGCCGTCTGTTCTTCAGGAACAGATGTATGTACCTCTCCATCAATGTTAGTTGATGTATGTACCTTATCAGTAATCCCTGTTTCGTAATTATTGTTTAAGTAATCATTGTTAGTAATCCCTGTTAAAAGAGTTGCATCTTGTGGCATTCCCGAATTACACTTTGTGTTATTCCCTTGGGAATTACATTTTGTGTCATTCCCGTCTGCCTGTTTATGTAACTCCTGTCCTTTATCTTCTGCTATAACCTCTTGTCTGATATTTTCTTCCCATTTTTTAACTTCTGCGTTGATAACATCATAATTAGGTCTTATATGTATAGTTGGCATTGAGTTGAATTTGTATTTTGCTGTAATTACAAATTCCTTTTTCACCAACGATTTAATTGCTTTATCATACTGCCTTTCAGTAATCCGTATTTCTTCCCACCAGTCTTTTCTTTGCTTTGCAATCCAATATTCGCCGTCCTTGTATATCTTAACTTTGCTCTTATTGTCTTTACTTGGTGCAAACCAATATAAAATCCTTGATAAAAGTGTTCCCTCTATCAAGTCACCTGTTATGTCAATGTATTTATGGAATGTGTGATTGCACCTTGCTGATGATAAGAAATTAACTTTTGTTTGGATTTCATTTTCTGATAGCATATTTATTACCTGCCTTTCTGATAATAGCCTTATTAACAAAACAACAAACAGGCACTAAGGCTTGTGCTTTTCGGTCTGCATCACCTAGTTTGTTGTAATCGGATAGACAGGAATCGAACCTGTGACTCCCTCAATTACTGCTATTGCAGTGGTTGTTCTTCCAACTGAACTACTATCCGAAAAGGCAAGATACACTCCATCAAAAGGCGTCCAAAACACATTACAGAATTTTGAAGTGTCTCACCACATTGCTTTCAGTCGCGCGTACCTACTAGCAACTTGTTTTTGTGTGTTTTCTTTTACTTTTCCGAAACTGCTATATTGCAGGCCTCCGTCAGCATTACGCAACCGCTATTCAAGATATAACAGCTCGCACTAAACCGGCGTATGATTGATGTGGTGTGGATTTGAACCACACATAAAGCGTGCACTCTTTACGTTGGAGGGAATCGAACCCATAGGCATAACCCAAATGTTTTTAATCCATATGCCTGTCTCCTAGCCATCCGTTACTTACCCTTTTGTATACACATCAATAGTCGGTGTCCCCCGACTAGCGCCGACATCGTGAATCGAACACGAACAGCATTTCTGCTGGATAGCTTAGCAAGCTATTGGAATACCTTTATCCCATATCGGCAAGCGCCGTGGCAACACTGATTGTCACCACGAATAGCCTTTTGTACTTCAAGGCTACGTAGTGCTACTAACACTACTAAATCGGCAAGGTTGGGAATCGAACCCACGACAAATCAGCTAATAGCCGACTGCTCTACCACTGAGCTACATGCCGATAAACAGAGCTGAGCTAATAGCTCTGTTTAAGCAAAAAATACGAAAAATTTCATTAAAGGGAAGAGCCCTTAATTGCAGAAATGATACTATGCAACAGTTAGTCGGCACCTTTAGACAGGGACATGCGTTATGATTTTCTGTTGTTTATTGGTAGAGTGTTGCCCGGCTGTTTACCCGACTTGTATATCACGCAACACCTTGTAGCTGCTACCATATCTTACGCTATATTTTATTTCTGCAAACTGGCTTGATAGGACTCGAACCTACAACTACTTGATTAACAGTCAAGCGTTCTACCTGTTGAACTACAAGCCAGTAATGAGGGTGAAGTCTAAGGAGTGGCTACACCCTCCGGAGATATAAATTTGTATGTGCTGTAGGAAAAGAACTAACGAAACCTACAGCAAAGGACATGTGAGGGATTGCACCTCACCTAAGACTCACTGATTTGAGTTGCCCTAGTTTAACAATTAATTAAAGGGGGTATATATGTCTACTCTGCCTATTACAGATGTCTTTACGACAGGTTGGTTTTCACGCTCGTGCATTGTGGGATTATGCACGATTAACCCCTCACGAGCCTTGTGACGGCTCTTAACAGCTTTCCACTATGAGGGTGAAAGGAACTACTAAGTCCAATGTCGGGGGAACCAAGTAAACCCCGAACAGGGCATGTTGGATTTGAACCAACGAATACAGGAATCAAAATCCTGTGCCTTACCGCTTGGCGAATGCCCTATATTTACTGCCACATAAAAGCTATGGCAAGTATCTGGCCGAACATTATAGCAATACCAAGAAATCTTGTGCCAACTGCCGCTTTTTCGTTTAATGTGGCGTTTGCCATTCCAAAAGCAATTAATGCTAGCCATACTGTTGTTGCAATTTTTAGTACAAACATGATTTACACCTCAAAATCTAATTATCCTTAAAGCCCTCTATCAGCGACTCGGTTATGGTAGCCAAGACTAGAAACACTGCCGAGATAAGCAATCCATGCTCGTCAGATAAGAGTATTGCACGAATTGTGCAAAGCATCATCAGCCACAGGAAAACATTTTTAATCAACACCGGAAGTTCCTTATCCACGAATTTTCCAAACACTTTCCATCTGCGCCTAGATTTAAGCTCACGAGCTTTAACCATGTACCATGAAGCTTTTTGTATATCTTGCGTGAAGCTATCTTTATGCCCGGCACGATATTTATACTTGTATGCAGTAATCTCACACCATTTCGCCACATCTTTAAGTCCGTAAATGTCAATCATTTCATCAATGCACTCTTTACGGTCAGGCAGATTGTAGTGGCTAGGGTGATTTACCATATCGGAATTAATTTTGTCAGACTCAAATCCTGTTAATTTCATCACTGTTAGCTCCTTTACTGTTATATATAATATATAACTATTATTTAATCATAGTTGTATGTATATATATTATTATTGTGTATGTTGTTTAATTAATATATAACTTATGTTATAATAATAAATACTGCTTGGTGCGATTAAGGTATGAGTAAGAGCCTTTTTGTTTTGGCGGATATTTTGGGGGCTAAGTGGGGCTGTTTGCCGCTTTTCATATATACCCCCGGGGCACCCAATGCGTGCGTTTTTCAGTCCTCAAACATCAAGCATTTTAAATTGTATCTATTGCATATACAATTCATCTATACCCTTTCAACTCTTCGCTAAACAACTGTTTTGTGAATAGTTATAGTAATTCGGCAGCCCTCAAAGCCTTGTAAATCAAGGGATTAGAATTGTGTATGTTGTATATACAATTACTTGGCATTATCAACCATGTTATCACTCGATAACGCTTTAATATTCTGACTATTTGAACCGCCTAACTGTGGTAATTCATTAGCACTTAATGCTCTCGCTTGTGTGGCCTCGTAGCCAATTCCCGGCTGATTCATACCAAATTCATTATTGCCAACGAACATAGCACCGACAGGGGATTTATTGTCGTATGCTCTATCCTTGATACAATCTTTACGGATTCCTTGCAATTTTTGCCAAATCTCATAACTTTTAGGACTTGACTCTTTGTTTAGTCTCCAATTATCTATAACACCGCAATCAATATTACACCAATTACTAAATGCAACAGTACTACATAGTTTATTATATACATCACTAATATATATATATTCATCACATATATTATTTAATATATTATAATTATATCTATTGTAGTTAGTTAACATACATGTATTATCATATAGCTGTTTATCTTTTAATATACTGTTATCATTAAATATAATCTCTCCGACTCTCTTACAAACAGCTTTCCAAGGCCTTTGACCCTCGCTTTTTAAATCATCAATTTGTAACTCCTGGCAAGCCTGATCTATAGCCCTCTCGAAGTCCTCCCGGTAAAGTTGGAAAGTGCCAAAATCAGCAATCAAATGTTTAGTTATATTTCCTTTAATTTTTTCCATTTTAGCACCTCAAAATCATAAAATAAAAAAGCCCGCGCCACCTGGAGTAATTCCAAGGTGACACAGGCTAACCGGCATCTGCTTATTAATTTAATTAAAATAATAATAATCAAATCTACTTATTTTGTCAATATACTGAATTACTGGGTATATAATAACAACTGTATTAATTAATATATACCACATCACACAAATATATATTAATTATATATAAAATAAAAAGCCGGCCATAAAAACCGACTTTAAATTTTAGAATGGACACTCATTGTTATTGTTTTCCAGCTCGTCCAGCTTATCCAGCACTAATTGATTTACAAAGCCGTTAATTGTAAGCCCTTGCGCCTGTATTCGGTCTTTTGTGCCCTTTGGCAAAGTAACGCTTATTCTGTCGTAGCTCTCTCTTATTCTGTCGTTCTGCTTTTGTATACGCTTCTTGTAGTTTTCAATTATTTTCTTTTCATCCATTTTTTACACCTCATTATATAAATTAATAATATCAATAATCACTGGCAATAATACTATAAATAATATTGCTATACATAAATATATAATAATTAAATTATTATGTCAATAATAATTCATTACATAATATAAATAATAATAGTTATTTCTTATTATATGCATTAATTCATTTATTATTGATTTTACTATTGCATTAATGTAATTAAATTTTATTGCAATATTTTTTAATTTATGTATTGACATTACATAAATGCAGTGTTATTATAATGTCAAGTCGAAAGGCAAGGAACAAAATAAAAAAGCTCATCGCGCAGCCGGCCAAAGTTACACGATGAGCACCAAACAAAATAATATGAAAGGCGCGTATATTATAACATACGTGGGAAAAGGTGTAAACCATGAGAAAAGAAGTATTAGAGACATTAAAAGAGACAAGAAAAGACTACAGTGCAATGATTAATTTTTGTTGTGACGATTTAGTATTAAATAACGACATCATG